ACCGAGCCCTCCTGTAGAATAAGTTACAGAAGCTCCTGATATGCGACTACTTGTTCCTGGACCTCCTGTACCTCTCGTTGTTGGAGAAGAGCCATTTCCACCTACACCTGATGCACCACCTCCACCACCACAAGGCCATTGATTGACAATAGCACCATTTCCACCAGCGTTACCTTGACCTAATGTACCACTAGCACCAGACGCGCGATTACCACCACCACCACAACCGCCAGTGCTTGCTGTTGCATCTGGAGCCTCAGAACCTCCACGTCCACCACCAATTGAACTTACTAATGTCGTTACACCATCCAATATCTCTGAATTTCCTCCGTTGAGTGCTGCGGTACTATCACCATTTCTACACCCCTTTCCACCCAATCCAACGGTAATCGTATAGTTTTTTGCGGTTACGGTAAGACCCGTAGCAGTTAGAAATCCACCAGCACCACCTCCTCCACCCTGAAAACCGCCTCCACCACCTCCTCCACCACCTACAACTAAATATTCTACTTGTGCCATATTACTATTAAATAAATATCTTATCAGAACCGCCTGATGATGCTGATGTTCCTCTTGTTATTACCATTTGTTATGTTATTTTTACCTCCAAACTCCTGATATTTTAATTTTTGGATTTGCAGTTTTCCATACTCCAGATACTTTTATCCATGTTATAGCATCTTTCCACGCACCTGCTATTTTAATCCACATTATGTTTCCAGATACTGGTAGCTCAATAGGTATTGACCCAATTTCAATCTGTGCGCCATCAAATAATCTTCTTGTTGCCATCTTATGCTTCTGTTAATATTACTGCACCTCCCATAGCCAAATTTATTATTGTACCATTTGCTAAAAAAGTTAAACAAGCATCAGGGTGAATTTCGCATAAAGAACCAATTATACAATTTGAACTTACGGCATCTAATGGTGCTTGACCACCCGATACATCTTCAAATGAAATCATTGCTAAAGGTTTATATAGGCATACACCAAAGTCTCCTGCTGTTCCTGTTGTCCCTGCAAGAGTCACCGACTCAATACTTCTTACTCCTGTGTCTCCTGCTTGTAAAGGAATAGGAATCAATATTCTTACCTCTCTGAAATTTGTATTACCAAATGATGTTGCAGTTGATGTTCTACCAGATGTCCCTGCCTGATTAGTGTAACTTATCGTAATAGTTGTAGAGGTGGTTCCTACTGTACTAAAAATTATAATTCCTGCCATTACTCCCTCACCTGATGTATATCTTGTTAATGCTGCGGTTGGAAGGTTAGTTGTTTGAGGTGTTGTAACAGTTCCGCTCAATCCTCCATTAATGTTTAATAAATCAATCATTATTCCTGCCATGCCTCCTCCTCCTGTTGATGTTGGAATAAATGAAAATCTTCCACCAAGAAAAGTAAGTCTGCCTGTTGAAACTGCAGGAATAGGGCCAATAGATTGTAAGGAATCTTTATTAGTTACTATACTTGTTGTTGGCGTAGCAGGAGCAGGTGTAAAAAGTTGCCAAATTGCATTGAGTCTGCCTGCTCTTGACATACCTCCGTTCATCAAAAAATCAGATGCCCTGTTTTCGCTAAGTCTTTCTACGTATTCGTTAAAATCTGTTAGTGCCATATTATGCTTCCGTTAATATTACTGAACCTCCCATATACAAAGCGTTTATTGCTCCATTCCCTAAAAATGTTAAACAAGCATCAGGATGAATTTCACATAGTGAACCAACTATACATCCCGAACTTACGGCATCTAATGGTGCTTGACCTGTTGTACGTTCAAATGAAATCATTGATAAAGGTTTATATAAACATACACCAAAGTTTCCTCCTCCTCCCGTTGAGGAAGCAAGAGTTACTGATTCAATACTTCTAAATCCTTTATCTGCTCCTTGTAAAGGAACAGGTATAAAAATATTATTTTCCCTAAAATTTGTTTGACCAAATGATGTTGCCGTTGATGTTCTACCTGATACACCTGCTTGATTAGTGTAGCTAACTTGAATAGTTGTAAGGGTGTTTCCTACTTGTGTAAAAATTACAATTCCTGCCATTACTCCTTCTCCCGATGTATATCTTGTTAATGCTGCGGTTGGAAGGTTAGTTGTTTGAGGTGTTGTTACAGTTCCGCTCAATCCTCCACTAATATTCAACAAATCAATCATTATCCCTGCAGCACCGCCTCCTCCTGTTGATGTTGGAATAAATGAAAATCTACCACCAAGAAAAGTAAGTCTGCCTGTTGAAACTGCAGGAATAGGGCCAATAGATTGTAAGGAATCTTTATTAGTTACTATACTTGTTGTTGGATTAGCAGGAGCTGGTGTAAAAAGTTGCCAAATTGCATTTAACCTTAAACCTCTTCCCATACCTCCGCTCATCAAAAAATCAGATGCCCTGTTTTCGCTAAGTCTTTCTACGTATTCGTTAAAATCTGTTAGTGCCATATTATTTTTCTACTGTTGCTAATAAGCCAGTTAATTCAGGAGCAGTATTACCAATTGGAATAAACATTAATGCTAAACAAGCATCAGGGTCAATTACAGGTATGCCTGGAAGTCCTGTTGTATAATCTCTCCAACCCATTGTCCCTGCGACATTAACAGGTATCCAGGCTAATGGTTGAGCAATGGTAATACCGAAGTTCCCTAATGTTCCTGTTGAGGTATTTAATTGCACTGTTTGAATACTTTGTATTCCCGAATCTCCTGCGGCTAAAGGTATTCTTTGCATTCTTGTTACCTCTCTAAAACCCGTTGCTGCAATATTTATAGTTGAAGTTCTCCCCGATGTCCCTGTCTGATTGGTGTAGGTCATAGTTAATGTTCTTGAGTTACCGCCTAAATCAATATAAATCTCATAAAACGCTATATTCCCTGTGCCTCCCGTGTAACGGGTTAAAGCAGGAGATGCAGGTGAACCTTGTACAGTTTGTGCTGCGGTTGAAGTGCCCGAAAGACCGCCTATATGAAATAATCGGTCATATAACAAATAAACCCCTGCTGATAATGGTGTAATAGCTGCACCTATCGAATACTTATCTCTACCGCCAGTTGCTGGTGTGAAAGGTATTGCACCCTGAGTTGTACGGTCAGGTATTGAACCTGTTGTTGGGACTGCACCTCCTGCGGGCATCCCATCATAAGTCCATAACGAGCAACCCCTACCTGATACTGGTGATGTTACTGTAACACCTGATACACGAGGCGTTTTTTGAAAAAAGATATTTTCAGGATTTCCATTATTGCCTCCTGTTTGTAAGTTAATTAATTCTGATAAATCTGTTATTGCTGCCATTATTTTTCTACTGTTGCTAATGTACCATATATTTCGGGTGGAGTTGTAGTACCTGCAACAAACATTAATGCTAAACAAGCATCAGGGTTTATGACAGGTATGCCAGGCAATCCTGTTGTGTAATCTCTCCAACCCATTGTACCTGTACTATTAATAGGTATCCAAGCTAAAGGTTGTGCGATGGTTATGCCAAAATTCCCTGCGGTTAGCGTTGAGGCGCTTAATTGTATTTCCTGAATTGATTGTATTCCCGAATCTCCTGCGGCTAAAGGTATTCTTTGCATTCTTGTTACCTCTCTAAAACCCGTTGCTCCAATATTTATAGTTGAAGTTCTCCCCGATGTCCCTGTCTGATTGGTGTAGGTCATAGTTAGTGTTGTTGTGGTTGCTCCTATTTGTGTATAAATCTCATAAAATGCAATGTTACCTGCGCCACCTGTATTACGAGTTAGAGCAGGTGAAGCAGGGGAACCTTGAATTGTTTGTGCTGCGGTTGATGTTGCAGATAAACCACCCTCATGAAACAATCTATCATACAATAAATAAACGCCTGATATAAATGGTGTAATACTCGTATTAATTAAGTGTTTATCTCTACCTCCAGTTGCTGGTGTGAAAGGTATTGCTCCTTGAGTTGTACGGTCAGGTATTGCACCTGTTGTTGGGACTGCACCTCCTGCGGGCATTCCCTCATAAGTCCAAAAAGAACAACCTCTACCAGCGATTGGGTTTGTTGCTGCAACACCTGATACACGAGGCACTTTGTGGTAGAAGATATTTTCGGGATTCCCGTTATTACCTCCTGTTTGTAAGTTAATTAATTCTGATAAATCTGCTATTGCTGCCATATTATTCCATTTTGTATTGCGTGTTCTTTTACCTCTATGATTAGGTTAGCTAAATTGTCTAAATTCGTACCTGATTGAAATACTAAACCACCACCTTGTGGAAGTATCTCAAAATTATCATTACTAATTTGTAATGCCCAATCTCCACCATCTGATAGATATAGAAATGACTCCGTCTTACTAATTACTTTCATATTTTATTTAATTGTGTTATTTGTATGATTATACATAGTGTATATGATAAATATTATATTACTTTTATTTATCATATCTTTAATTGAAAAATTTGTAGTATTACACATATTGTAAATAAATATCACCGTCAACTCCTCCTGAAGGAGCAGCAGTTCCTGATGTTATAACCTTATTAGCACCAAGTGTATTATATGATACTGTCCTTGGTGTCGAACCGTCAAAAGAAATTCCTGAAGCATCACCACTCCCTGAGTCATCAAATGTAACAGAATTTGCGGTTACTCCTGTTACCGAAATTCCTGATGTCCCACTTGAACCGCTAGTTCCCGATGAACCACTTGAACCTGAACCAGAAGTTCCTGAACTTCCACTTGACCCTGAGCCAGATGTTCCTGATGAACCTGATGAACCTGCTCCTCCTGAAGTTCCTGACGAACCTGAAGAACCGCTTGAACCTGATGAACCACTTGTTCCTGAGGTTCCTGGCGATGAAGGTGATAATGTAGTTGTTACCTGAGATACCGTAGCGTCCTCGAAATAACAAGTCATTGTTCTGCCCGCTAATGTATTTGCATAAAATTTAACAACAATTCTATCAGTAGAACTTACTGATGTTGCAGAAACTGGTACTGAAAATAGATAAAGTTCAATTAGAGTTCCATCATCAATTGGATGAGGAACAGCACTATTTGTTCCTATTAAAGTTTCAGTTCCTCCTGAGGTTCTTGCATAAATTTCAGCATATAATTTTGGAGTACCTCCATTTGAATTCATTGAAACGAATTGCTCAAAGTTCCAATTTCCTGATGGTATTGTGGTTATATTTGGGTCACCTATAATTGTTGCAAAAGAACCAACTAATTGATTTCCAGCTCCAGCTGCCGTTAACGTTGTCCCTACCCCAATGTAAATGTCCCTATCCATCACATAGTATGTTGGAATTGTTGAAGCAGAAGAAGGGTTGAAATAGTAAACTAAACCTGTTGAAAATCCATTTATACCACTTGTTCCTGATGAACCTGAACTTCCATTAGTTCCTGATGAACCACTTGAACCCGATGTTCCTGAAGAACCTGAACTTCCGCTAGTACCCGATGAACCACTTGAACCTGAACCAGAAGTTCCTGAACTTCCACTTGACCCTGAGCCAGATGTTCCTGATGAACCTGATGAACCTGCTCCTCCTGAAGTTCCTGATGAACCACTTGAACCTGAACCAGATGTTCCTGAAGAACCTGAGCTTCCGCTTGAACCTGAACCAGATGTTCCTGAAGAACCTGAGCTTCCGCTAGTACCTGATGAACCACTTGAACCTGAACCAGATGTTCCTGAAGAACCTGAGCTTCCGCTTGAACCTGAACCAGATGTTCCTGAAGAACCTGAGCTTCCGCTTGAACCTGAACCAGATGTTCCTGATGAACCTGAGCTTCCGCTAGTTCCTGATGAACCTGAGCTTCCGCTAGTTCCTGATGAACCACTTGAACCTGAACCAGATGTTCCTGAAGAACCTGAGCTTCCGCTAGTTCCTGATGAACCACTTGAACCTGAACCAGATGTTCCTGAAGAACCTGAGCTTCCGCTTGAACCTGAACCAGATGTTCCCGAAGAACCGCTTGAACCTGACGTTCCTGATGCACCATTTACTCCTGATGTTCCTGACGAACCTGAAGAACCTGAACTTCCACTTGTTCCCGATGAACCACTTGACCCTGATGTTCCAGAAGAACCTGAACTTCCATTGGTTCCAGACGAACCTGATGTCCCTGAACTTCCACTTGTTCCTGACGAACCTGATGTCCCTGAACTTCCACTTGTTCCTGACGAACCTGAACGTCCACTACTTCCTGAAGAACCACTTGAACCTGAAGTTCCATTGGCTCCACTTGTTCCTGAACTACCCGAAGAACCGCTTGTTCCTGATAAACCAGACGTTCCACTTGAACCCGAACTACCCGAAGAACCTGATGTTCCTGAACTACCTGAAGAACCACTTGTTCCTGATGAACCCGAAGTTCCCGATGAACCTGAACTTCCACTTGAACCAGAACTACCTGAAGAGCCAGATGTTCCTGATGAGCCTGAACTACCACTTGAACCTGAGCTTCCACTTGAACCTGAGCTTCCACTTGTTCCAGCAATTGCGCCAACAGAAGTTAATACAAATGAATAGTATGCGTTACCCTCAGTATAATATACAACAGAATGTGATGTAGAATCATTATTGTTTAAGTATAACCTAACAATCATTCTGTTTGTTGGGTCAATAGTTGTTGTTGGTAATACTATATCAACATTTACCTCAACTGGTATCACACTACTTACCCACCCAATCAGTACAACACTTGATGTAATTGTTGGACCAATCGGAGTTCCTGAACTATTAGCTAATTGTATTTCAACATATGCATCAATATCGTCATTACTTGCAGGTTTTAAATAATTTAAATGAAATCTTTGAACTCCTGCAGGTATAACTGAAAATCCTAATTGTGGTGTTATATAATCAGATACAAGTATATTTTGAGCAGAACCTGATAAACTTGTTGTTACTGTTTGTGTTGTTGCTGTTGATGGTTCAGTTGATAACACTTTATAACCCGAAACATCACTATTTTGACTTTCATTGAAATAAAAAACTTGTCCTGCGGATATACCATTCTCTCCTGATGTTCCTGAAGAGCCTGAACTACCATTAGTTCCTGAAGAACCACTTGAACCAGATGTTCCACTTGAACCAGATGTTCCACTTGAACCTGAACTACCGCTAGCTCCCGAAGAACCACTTGAACCTGAACTACCACTACTTCCTGATGAACCGCTTATTCCTGAACTACCGCTAGTTCCTGATGAACCGCTTGAACCAGATGTTCCAGATAAACCACTTGAACCTGAACTTCCGCTTGTTCCTGAACTACCGCTAGCTCCTGATGAACCGCTTGAGCCTGAAGTTCCACTTGAACCAGATGAACCTGAACTACCACTAGCTCCTGAAGAACCACTAGTTCCTGAAGAACCACTAGTTCCTGATGTACCACTTGAACCTGAAGAACCATCAGCTCCTGAAGTTCCTGAACTACCACTTGAACCAGCAACTCCTGAAGTTCCTGAACTACCACTTGAACCAGCAACGCCCGAAGTTCCTGATGAACCTGATGTTCCTGAACTACCCGAACTTCCATTAACACCGCTTGTTCCAGAACTACCTGAAGAACCGCTTGTTCCAGAACTACCACTAGTGCCGCTTGAACCTGATGAACCAGCATCTCCTGATGTACCACTTGAACCTGAAGAACCAGATGCTCCTGAAGAACCTGAACTACCGCTAGTTCCTGACGAACCAGAAGTTCCGTTAGTTCCTGATGTACCACTTGAACCTGAACTACCTGAAGTACCGCTAGTACCTGATGAACCATCACCACCTGCAGCACCATTTAAGTTTGTTGACCAAGATGTAAGTGTTCCCGTTCCTGTTATTCCAAGAACTTTAAGAGTTAAAGAACCCGTTGATGGATTATAAGATACAACTTGTCCATTAAAGTAATCGGTAACACTATTTGCAACAAGAATATCTTGAGATGTAGAATATGATAGATTTGTACTTGTTGTTAATGTTGTATTAACACCAACAGATAAAGTTGATAAATTAATTGATGTTGTTGACACACCTGAATATTGTGGAGAAATTCCTGAAGTACCTGAAGAACCACTTGAACCATTTATCCCTGAGGTTCCTGAAGAACCTGAACTTCCGCTAGTGCCTGAACTACCTGATGAACCAGAAGTTCCTGAAGAACCAGAAGTTCCTGAAGAACCAGAAGTTCCTGAAGAACCGCTCGAACCTGAAGAACCGCTAGTTCCTGAAGAACCAGATGCACCTGAACTACCACTTGAACCTGAACTTCCGCTAGTTCCTGACGAACCACTTGAACCAAAACCTGAAGTTCCTGAAGAACCGCTTGAACCAGATGTTCCTGAAGAACCTGAACTACCACTTGTACCTGAACTACCACTTGAACCTGAGCTGCCACTTGAACCACTTGTACCTGAAGAACCACTTGTTCCCGAAGAACCTGAAGTTCCACTTGAACCAGATGTTCCTGAAGAACCTGAAGAACCTGAAGTTCCTGAGCTTCCGCTTGAACCCGAACTTCCTGAAGAACCGCTTGAACCTGAGCCAGATGTTCCCGAAGAACCTGAAGTTCCACTTGAACCAGATGTTCCTGAAGAACCTGAAGAACCTGAAGTTCCTGAGCTTCCGCTTGAACCTGATGTTCCTGAAGAACCTGAGATTCCGCTTGAGCCAGATGTTCCTGAAGAACCTGAACTTCCACTTGTACCTGAGCTTCCACTTGAACCAGAAGAACCTGAAGTTCCGCTCGAACCTGATGTTCCTGAAGAACCTGAAGTACCGCTTGAACCTGAAGAACCGCTAGTTCCTGATGAGCCAGATGTTCCTGATGAACCTGAACTACCACTTGTACCTGAGCTTCCACTTGAACCAGAAGAGCCTGAAGAACCACTTGAACCAGAACTACCGCTTGAGCCAGATGTTCCTGAAGAACCAGAACTACCGCTTGAGCCAGATGTTCCTGAACTTCCGCTCGTTCCTGACGAACCACTTGAGCCAGAACTTCCACTAGTTCCAGACGACCCACTGGCAGTAAACCCCGAAACAACAACAGTACCACCATAATCATTGGTTAATGTTAAAGTTTGGGTTAAACTATCAAATGTTCCACCTGTAATATATGTGTCGGTAAGACCCGTAATTGTTATTGTTCCACCTGTTACATCATAAAGGAGTAAATCACCCGCAGCATAATCAAAAGTACCACCTGTGATTCCTGCTCCCTGACCTGTTGTTACACCCGTAACTTCAATTTCAGAACCTGTATTTGTTGTAAAAACTAATGTATCTCCCGTGTATGTTCCTCCTGTAATTACAGGATATGAACCATTAAAAATTTTCCACCTTGCATTATCCCTTGAAACTCCATTAACACCTTCAATTGTTGAACCCGTCCATGCAGAAATAAAATTTCTTCCTTCTTGACTTCTAGAATTAACGGTTGTAGTGTAATCACTAATATTAGTAACATTGGTTTGACCACTGATACCTGCCCATAATGTATCGTAATTTGGTATTGAGTATTGGTAAATCAAGTTCTCTTCAACCACATAAACTAACATTCCTAATTTTCGTCTACCTGACGAAATATTATCAGAATGTAATGTTAATAATGTTGGGTTAAATGTATTATTAGTTCCAATGGTTAATTGGATTGGTATTGTGTTTGCAGAAAATTCTTGTGAACCTGTACCTGAAAAAGTTAAATTTAAATCAGTTAAGTTATAAACTTCCATATAACCACCAACACCAAGTACCGAAAAATTGGTTCCTTGAACCGCATTTCTTGATATACTTATTGGACCGTCAGTTTGTTGACCTGTTATTGGATTTTTATATGGAAAAGACATATTTTTTTTTTTAGATTTTAGTATTACCCTTAAAATAAATCGGGCTAGTTAATGTTGTGCCAACAGGTTGTAATCCGCTAACTGGCATCCAAAGAACTCTGTATGTTCCAGCAGGAATGGCACAACCTGAAGGTATTGTAACGTTTATAGTTGATAATGAAGGTACTGGAATTGAACCAACAATTGATGGATTACAAGCACTTCCATAAGAAATGTCAACAGTCATATTATTCATAGAGTTGTTAACACCATTTAATGGAATCCATATTGAATAGAAATAATCTGTATTAACATTTACCGAACTTAACGGTATTTCTATACTACCAAAAGTATATTGAGATTGAGAACAACCGAATGAATCCGTACCTGACCCGCTAGTTTGTTTAATTAAACCATTAAAATCTGATACAGGTTCTATGTAGTTTCCAAAACCAGCAGTTGTGAATCCTGAATACTTCGCATATATTATTAAATCAGCGGCGTAATTATTAATAGGTGGTACACCACTATTTGAGAATCCAAAGAAGTTTGTTGCTCCACTATCGGACATATATTGACCAAGATTTAATGCCGAATTAGAATCTTGAGGTTCAGGGAAGATATAAGCGTAATATGAAGGTGGCGTTGGTGTTGGAGTACTTGTCTGTGTTGGTGTTATTGTTGGAGTAACCGAAGATGTTGGTGTTGGAGATAATCCAGGTGTTGGAGTAGTTGTTGGAGTACTTGTGTTTGTAACCGTTGGAGTAACCGTTGGAGTTGTGGTATTTGTCGGAGTAGGTGTTGGAGTTGCATTAGTTGTTGGAGTATTTGTTGGTGTAGGTGTCGGAAGAATTAATCCACAATCAACACAATCAGGATTTAATAAACTATATTTGTCTTTTAATATTCTAAAGTTGTGTTTGATTTGTCCTGCATTTAATGGTTCAGTGTACATCATAAATGTACTGATATCACCAATTAAACTACCACCAAAAATTTCTTCTAACTTAATGTTTGTTGTTAAACCAGAATAAATGGTGTTATTTAAATCATTTGTAGTTAAACATTCAGGGTCTTGTTGATAAGTTAAACCGCTCAACGCATCAGGACATCCGCCTGAGAATGTTAAGTTGTCGTGAAGTCCTTGAGTTCCCCCACCAATTGAGATGTTATATGCAACACCAATTTGTTTTTCCTTTTCAACGTTTAATAATCTTGGGATGATTTCCTCAAAGTTTTCTGTAACCAAAAATAATTTTCCGTTAACGTAGAACTTAAGAGTTCCCAATCTATATTTTTGTTCCTCCGTCCACATATCGTTAAACGTAACGACTTCGGTAGAGGATGGGTCATAAGGTTGTTCGTGGGTAAGTGGTGGTTCAATTAAACTTACACTTCTTCCTTCAAGAGTTGCAAAGTATACATCTTTTGTAATTAAACCAATTCCACCTTTATCATATAAATCACAAGTATCTAACCATTCATATCTTTCAAATACTGCATCAATTTGAACCCAATGTTCAACATTAAGATATGTGGTTCCACTGCAATCCTCAAAAATACCTCTTGTTGAGCACCATTCAGTTATTGAGGTTCCTGTAACATAAGTTATTCCTGTTAAACAGGTTCCAGTACTTTCACATCCTCCAGTAATTCTATAAGTTTTAACACATAATCTTGGATTACCACTATCACCGCTTAATCTTAACGATAAAGCGTTTGACACACCATCGTATAAAGGGTCTCTTTCAGGGTATTCTGCCGTTACCGTACAATCACATGCACAACCACAAAGACAAGTAGTTATTGTTCCACCTGATTGTTGATATACTTCCATACAATCAGAAGATGTATTTGCACTACTAGCACAACCACAAGTGTGCATACAAGTCAAACCTGAAGTAACTCTTGTATAACCCGTATCTTGTTTTGGTGAACCGTCAGCATAATGATAAAATTTATTCTCAGCTCTGGCACCCATATAAAAGAATGTTCCTTTATTGTTGGGATATCTTTGGTTAAGACCAACGGAAGTATTACCTGTCCATTGATACTTCAACGTAAACTCTGTTGTCCAACCTAAAGAAACTCTTTGTGGAAATACTTGGTAATCATAACCTGGTATTTTATAAAATCCTTGAAAAAATCCTCCGTCTAAACTTGCAACATATCCTATGTCTCCACCTTCATTTTGGTAAGATAAATCGTAGGTATATGAGTTATCATTCCATAATCTATTTTGAGTTGTAGTAAAACCTGTGATAGGATGAAGTTTCATTCTTCTATCATATTTGTATCTACTAAACTTATCTGTTGAATTAGTATATAATCCTGTGGTAATCTGTATGGTTTCACCCGACATATTTTGAACTAAACCATTATCAATTCCTGTTAATCCAACGTCACATAATTCAGTTGTGATAGGACAAAAGTTGGGGTCAACATTGTCGGGATTCCAATAATTCTCTGATACAATAGTATCGGCACTAAACACACAAGGTGATACTTGACATAAAGTAGTACCACTACTATTAAAATCAAATTTAAAGGGCATTCTATTCCCATCATCTTCACCAATTAATAGAGGTGAAAAAATAACTTCTTGGTCATAACTTTTTTCGTCTGACGCAAGACAAATATCAGTTATTTCATTAACAGGTTTTAAACCAAATCTCCTAAAATTATATTGATTTATATTTTGATATGCCATTTAATAATGATAAATACCTTATGTGTTAGTATTTATAGATAAAAAAGAAAAGATGATTACAACAGATACAGAATTTTATTCATCGCCATATTATTTTTTACTAAGAGATAAGGGAGAAAAATACTCCCTATACTACTCTGTGGAAGGAAATCTAAATGAAGCTCGTAAAAAAGACGAAGTAATTCATTTTGAAAAAAGTAAAGGGACTAAGGTTAAAAATCACCTTAAAAAAGTTGCTAAGGAGAAAAAAATTAAAACTACTAAAGGACTTAAGAAAGATTTAGAAGAATTAGTTAACTTAGATGGTGCATTATCTAACTCTAAAATACCAATTCTTGACCCAAAACTACACCCAAAGAAAACAATGGACCAAACTGTTGCTGCGGCAAGAATAACAAATGACCCAATTTCTCGTGGTTATAGAACATATTATGGTGAGTCAGTTGAAGAAATTGATGAGATTGATATGTCAGGAGCATTCGGTTACGAAGAAACTGAAGATATGGATGGTGAAGAAACTTACAAATATTTAGTTAAAAAGATGGGAATGGAACCTGACGATGCAAAAGAAAGAACAAAACAAAAAGGTCAGGACCCAACAGGAAAAAAAGATAAGAAATCTCCATACTATAAAGATAAAAATTTCATAACAAGAGCAACGTTATCTGAAATCCAAAAACAAAAGATGATTAAAGTGGTGGAAGATTTATTAATGAATAAAAAAAATTCAGACAATTCTGAAGTTGGTAAAAAAGAAATGGGTAAAAGCATTGATGAATTACCATTATTAATTAGAAAAAATTTAAAAACACTTTTGAATCACGTTGAAAAAAATGGGTATTCAAAAGAAGATTTAATCAAACTGATAAAAAAAGGTGAATAAAAACTTATACGATAAAGAAATTGAGTTTCCGTCGGATAAACAAGAACATATGAGAAAATGTTTTCATATGGTAAAAAATGCCGATGAAAATACTGAAGGATATAATAGAAATAAAGAACTTCAAGGACAAAAATTTATCACATATAAACAATTAAAAAGAATAAAAAACTTTTTTGATAACTTTAAAGGTAACCACAAAGAACCTTCATTTATTTTAAATGGTGGTGTTGAAATTAAAAATTGGGTTAACGATGAGTTAAGAAAAATGAGGGATTATCTTAAAAACACCAAAACCAATAAAATGGATACTGGTATGATGAATCAATTTATTGACCCTCACGAGAAAAAAGATTTTACAAATGTAAGACCCTCTCAAGAACATTCCAGAACCGTTGATAAATATAATGCATCGGTAACCGAAAGTTTAAAGAGAATAAACGAACTAATATCAAAAATATAAAATTATGTCACAACAAATCCCTGTAGATTTAAATCAAACAGAACCAAACGCACTTTCTTCTGTCGCTGACCAAGAAAGAGCAAAATTAATCCCAAAAAACGACTATAATAAAGTTGGTAATGAATACTCTTCAGTTAATAAAGACGCTATTGCAGACGGAGACTCTTTAGGTAGAGGTACGGGAACATTCTTAGATGTTTATAACACGGCAGCTGGAACAATAGAAGATGTTGCTGAAAGAAAAAACGAAATAAAAATAAATAAATTCAACCAATCAAAAGTTTATCCTGATTTCTAATGAAATTACAAGAAACATTAAAAAGTTTAATTTGCGAAATTGCTTCTTTAGATAGTGTTATAGATGCTATTAAACAAAAGCAACGCGTTATTATCTATTATGATGGTGATGAGCCAGGTGGTAGAGGATTAAGAGAAATTGAACCAGTATGTTTAGGTGTTAGTAAAGCAGGTAATAAAGTTGTCAGAGCTTGGGATAGTGAAGGTGCGTCTCACACGGGTTATAAAGGAGAACAACCTTTGCCTGGTTGGAGACTATTTAGATTAGATAAAATCTTAAGTTTAAAACCAACAGGAGAAAATTTTACAGAAATGAAACCAAATTTCAATCCTAATGGTGACAAAAGCATGATTAGCGTTATTATTATAAGTAAATTTTAAAAACATGGATAGATTAATGGAAAAATTGGCTTTATCTAAAGCCATTATGGATAAAGCGGAAGGTATAAAAAGTACCCGCACAATGAATGATGGATTACCTCCAACATCACTACAACAATTTGATGCTCCTGCTGCGAAATATAACATTCCTGATGAGTTCTTACGAGAAAATAATTCAGTTCAACAACCTTATTTGTCAGAAGTTCCAAGAGAGAATACAAAACCAGTTGGTGTTCCGACGGTGGACGCAATTAAGAATTCTAAATTACCTGATGAAATTAAAAGGTTAATGATGGAACACCCTATTGCTCAACCTCAACAACAAAATGTAACAATGTCTGATGAGCTTATTGAAAGGGCAACAAGATTAATGAAGAAAAATGATGGTAGTTATCTTCCTGAATCCGCAAAAAAACCAGCATCAACCGCAACACCACAACAAACTAATGTTGGAACAATTGACTATAAATTAATTAAAAAAATGATTAATGAGGCAGTTAATGACGCATTACAAGAAAATGGTTTAATTGTTGAATCTACTGAAAAATCTAATGAAGTTTTTAACTTTAAGGTAGGTAAACATCTATTTGAAGGTAAAATTACCAAAATTAAAAAATTGTCTTAACCACTTTATTTTTTACCGATAAATTACTATATTTCTAAAAAATATATTAATTTATTATGTCTAAAATCAAAGTATTAGTTGTCCCCTCTGACAGAACAGGTGTGGGTAAATTTAGGTCTGTAGACCCTCACGTCTTTCTGCAAAATCTATATGGGGATGATTTCCATGTTGATATCATATATGATACACCATACGAAGATTTATCGTTTTGGACGCAATATCAAATAATTGCTTTTCATAGAAGCATTGGTCCTGATTTTGATAAATCATGTGAATTAATTCAAAAATTAAATGGATTGGGAGTTGTTACAGTTTGTGATATTGACGATTATTGGATGCCAGGAAAAGAACACCCAATTCACGATATCATTAGAGTTAACAAGATTAACGAAAAAATTACGGCAAACCTTAGAGTTTCTAAATACGTAACAACAACCACAACTTTATTTGCCGATGAGATTAAAAAGTTAAATAAGAATGTTGTTATATTCCCTAACGCAATTAATCCTAATGAACCTCAGTTTAAAGAACCAACATTAGAATCTGATAGATTAAGAGTTGGTTGGTTAGGTGGTTCTTCTCACTTACACGACCTTCAATTATTAAGTTTAGGAAAAACACTTGACCTTAAAGATAAATTACAATATGTGTTATGTGGTTTTGATACAAGAGGTAGTGTTACTGAAATCAATCAACAAACAGGTGAACAAAAGAAAAGAGATATTCTACCTCATGAAACTGTTTGGGCTGAGTATGAAAAAATATTCACAAAAAACCTTAGTACCGTATCGGAAGAGTATAAGAAATACCTATTGCAATATACTCAAGAAGAATATCCAAATGAGATAAATGAACCTTATATTAGAGTTTGGACAAAACCTGTAACATCTTATGCTAAAAATTATTCAAAATTTGATGTATCTTTGGCACCAATAAAAAATCATATGTTTAATAGAATGAAATCTCAATTAAAAGTTATTGAAGCTGGTTTCTATAAGAAAGCGATTATTGCGTCTGATTTAGGTCCATATACACTTGACTTGAAACATTGTTTACAAAATGGTAACTTTGTAGATGGAAACGCATTGTTAGTTAGTGAGACTAGAAATCACTCCGATTGGTCAAAATACATAGATAAATTGGTTAAAAATCCTAACATGGCTAAAGATATGGGTGAAAGATTATATGAGACAGTTAAAGACAAATATGATTTAAACACTGTAACAAGAGATAGGGCTTCTTTTTATAAATCAATAATTAAATGATAACAACACCTATAACAAAATTATTATTCTTGGACATTGAAACCGTAGGTATTCAACCTGATTGGGAATCTTTAGAAAAGAATAGACCCGAATTGGCATTCCAATTCCAAAACTACCACGACTGGTTTCAAAAAAGATTTCCTGAAGACGCAGACAAACCTGTAGGTGATATGTTTGTTAACAGAGCAGCATTAGTTCCTGAATTTGCAAGAATTGCTTGTATTAGTGTTGCCTTTGTTACCGAAAAAGGTGATATTAAAATGCAATCATTCAGTGACCCCGACGAAAAGAAACTATTACAAGACGTTCAAAAACTGTTATATAGAGTTGGTGAACTTGGTTTCCATTTATGTGGACACAATGTTAAAGGATTTGATATCCCAATGATGGCAAAGAGAATGATTATGAATGGTGTTATGCCACCTAAGATATTACCAGGTCACGATACCAAACCTTGGGAGATTAAAGCGTTGGACACCAAAGAAGTTTGGCAATACGGTGGATATGGTTCAATTGCATCCTTAGAGCTTATGTGTGTTTGTTTGGGTGTTGAGTCCTCAAAGACAATGGAAGTGACTGGTAATAAAGTTCACGACGCTTTTTGGGTTAAAAAAGATATTGAAGGAATTGTAAAATACTGCGAAAAAGATGTAACAGTATTAATTGAAGTAATAAAAAAATTAAACGAATTAAAGTAATGCAAAATATTAGTGGATTAGATGGTTTATACGACCCAAAACTTAGAGAAGACATTGAAGCTCAATTTGAGAGAATTAAACAAGAGATGGGGTTTGAACCTGACGAAAATTACGAAAAAGAATTAGAAGAGATGTTAGGACTTTCATTTGAAGAAATGGAAAATGATATTAATAAATCATTGATGACAAAAACAATTAAAGTTGAGTTAACTGAGGACGATTCTGTTATGCCGTCATACGCATACCCATCAGATTCAGGATTTGATTTATATTCAACCAAGGAACTTGAAATTGGTTCATTTGGTAGAGTATTGGTACCGACAGGAATAAAACTTTCTTTCCCTGAAGGATATGAAATACAAGTTAGACCCAAAAGTGGTTTAGCCCTAAAACAAGGTTTAACGGTTCTTAACACACCAGGAACTGTTGACCAAGGATATACAGGTGAAATACAAGTAATCGTATTCAACACCAACAATTATTCAGTTATGATACCAAAAGGAATGAAAATCGCTCAAGCGGTTCTATGTCCCGTAGTTTCTGGTAAGATGGTTGAGTTTGAATTGGTAGGTTCAGTGGAAGATAAAGATAGGGGTGATAACGGATTTGGTTCAACAGGAATTTAAAATGATAACAATAGGATATTCAACAAGAGAACATAACCCAAAATTTATTGAATACTTGAAGAAAAGTTCAGGAAATAAAAAAGTTGAGGTTATTGAGAAAGTTAACAACGGGGAGAAGTCCCTATCTCAAGTTTACAATGAAATACTTGAGGAGGCTAGTAACGATATTGTAGTTTTGTGTCACGATGACATTTATTTTGAAACTTCAAGTTGGTATTATAAACTTAAATCACATTTTGAAGAAAGTGATTATGGTATTTTAGGTGTTGCAGGAACCACAGAGATGCCAACATCTGGTAGATGGTGGGACTCAAGAAGAAAAATGATGGGTACCGTAAACCACGAAAGTGGTGGAAAAAAATGGACATCAAAATATTGTGATGATTTTGGTAAATCAATTAAACAATCAGTAATTGTTGATGGTCTTTTCATTGCTTTAAGTAAATCAAGAATTAAAAATAATTTTGACGAAGAATTTAAAGGATTCCACTTTTATGATATTGGATTTTGTTTTAAAAATCATTTAGATGGAGTTAAAATTGGTGTTATTTCAAATATTAGAATTACTCACAAATCTATTGGTGAAACTAATGAACAATGGGAACAAAACAGAGAATTCTTCGCCACAAAATATAATGACAGTTTACCAACTAAGATTCCATTTGACCCAAATACAAGATTAAAAGTATTATTATCTTGTATTTCATTTAGGAACTTTACAGGCTCAGAATTATATGTTTATGAACTTGCCAAAAGTTTAATGAAACTAAATTGTAGTGTTACAGTTCTTTCTCAGGTTGGGGGTCCATTAACTGATATGGCAAAAAAAATAGGTATTAAATGTCTTTCATTTGAAAATGCGCCAGGATTTAAACTTGGTGATGGACAATGGGGGATGAATACACCTGAAGGATTTAAACCATCAACACTTAATGCGTTATATAGAATCTCAGAGGTTGATTTTGATATCGTACATTTCCAACACAAACCTGTGGCAGAAAGGATTCTTAATATGTATCCTGAATTACCTAAAATAGCTGCAATTCATTCTGAAGTAATTTCTTTGGAGGACCCAGTTAAAGATAATACAATTAAAAAATACATTGCAATTCGTCCTGAAATAAAAGAACATATGGTTAATAATTTTGAAATACCTGAAGAAATGATTGAAGTTATTTACAACCCTGTAGATAATGAAAAATTTAAACCTAAAGATGTTTCGGAAGAAAATTATGTTTTATTTGTAGGAACAATAGATTACTTAAGAAAAGAAACCATTTTAGATTTAATGGAATACACAAGAGAAATTGGAAAAGAATTGTGGTTAGTCGGTGAAAATAATGGAAATTATTTAGAAAATCTTTTATTTGAAGAACATGTTAAACATTTCCCATCAACTTGGGATGTTGAAGATTTTATTTCAAAGGCATATGAAACGGCAGGAATTCAACTAGGTAGAACTACGATTGAAAGTTGGATGTGTGGTAAATCAAGTTGGATATATAAAGTAGATAAAGGTGGATTTATTTTGTCGAAAGAAAAACACGGACCTCCATCCGATATTGAAAAATACCATACAATGAACGTTGCACAACAAATAAAAGATGAGTACATTAAACTACTATGATAATTGGTGTTATAGGTGGTAGTGAAGTAGGTTTATCTTTTGCATTATTATGTGAAAAAATAGGATATGATGTAATTGTTTCGGATGTTGAAGAAGATTATATCTATAACCTCAACAATAAAATTTGTTTAATAAATGAACCAATGGTTCAATCAATGTTATTGAGTTCTACTAATTTTAGTGCAACTACAGATAACATGGAGTTAATGAAAATTTCCGATATGATTTTTACTTTCATATCAACACCACAATCAATTGAAGGTAATCTTGACACAAAGAATGTTTTTGATGTTATGTCTAATTTTTATAGTTTATCATCATTAGATGTTCCTCTATACAATAAAAAATTTATTGTGTGTAGTACAACAAATCCTGGTGATGTCGGTCAAATTCAAACCAGATTGTATCCTTATAATGTACAAGTCGCATACGTATCAGAATTTACATCTAAAGGTGATATTGTTAAAGGTTTTCAACAATCTGATGTATTATTAATAGGGACCGAATACCAAGAGTTTGCAAACGAATTAATAGGACTTTATACTAAGATTCAAACTACACCTCTAAATGCTTATGTAATGTCAATTAAAGCTGCCGAGATAACTAAAATAGGTATCAATAGTTTAATTGCAACAAAAATAACTTACGCAAATATGTTAGGCGAAACAATGATTAATTCAGGAATTGAAGATGAAATCAATATGGTTTTAACTGCAGTTTGTGGTGATTCAAAAATTGACAAAAAACACATAAAATATGGGTTTGGATTCGGTGGACCATCAATACCAAAAGATAATAGAGTATTTGGAAATTACTTAAATTCAGTGGGGGTTGACTTTAACTTACCACTAACAATTAACGATTACAATAAAAAACATTCAGAATTTTTAAAGAATTATTATACACAAAAAAACCCCGACAGAACAATCCCATTTGTTATGGACGGCATATCTCATAAAAAAGGGTTTGATGTTGTAGAAGAGTCACAACAGTTTCAATTATGTGTTGATTTATTGGGTGAGGGTTATACTTTATACGTCATAGAAATTAACGAAATTACCAAAAAATTAACTTCTATGAGTGATTCTTATAGTAACCGACTTAAATTTTTTAAACCAGGAACAACTCCGCAAGGATACAAAATTACACTATAAAATGATAATATTAACCACAACATATAATTGTGAAAATTATGTAGAAAAATCTTTATTGAGTATTATGTCTCAAAGATTTAGAGATTTTAAATGTTACATTACTGACGATATGTCAACTGATAATACTGTTGATGTGATAAAAAAAACCATAAATGGAGATAATCGATTTATATTAATTGAGAATAAAACAAAAATGTTTCAAGCTGGTAACTATGACCAAGTAATTCGTGGTTTAAACGCTCACGATGATGAGATATGTATTGAAGTAGATGGTGATGATTGGTTACCAAACCCAAATGTTTTTACTCTAATTAATGAAGTGTATCAAGACCCTGATGTATGGATTACCAGTGGTTCATTCAAGTACCACGACGGTAGACCAGGGTTTGCAAATCCACCAACTAACTTTACAAACATAAGAAAACAAACTTTCACATTATCTCATTTAAGAACTTGGAAATCTTGGTTATGGAAAAAAATTAAACCAGAAGATTTAAGAGATAGTAATGGTAACTTATGGGAAATTGCCTGTGATTTAGCATTTATGTTTCCAATGGTTGAAATGGCAGGTGAAAAACATTTTAAGTTTTTACCAACAATTAATTACATATATAACGAATTAAACCCATTAAACGAACATAAAGTTAATTTACCAAAAGTATCCGCCACGGCTAATATTATTAGAAATAAACCATCATATAGTAAAGTAGAATAATGAAAATTTCAATTTGTATTCCAACATGGGAACAATATGGTAGAGGTGTTGAATTTTTAAGAAATAACTTTGACCATATTTTAACTCAAACATATAAAAATTTTAATGTAATAATTTCAGACCATAGTAAAAATAATGATATTGAATTGTTATGTAATTTTTATTCCGATAAATTTGAAATCAAATACTTTAAAAACGAAAATCTTTATGGTAACGGTCCTGCCAACACAAATAACACAATAATTAATGCGGATGGAGACATAGTTAAAATCATTTTTCAAGATGATTTTTTGTATCAAGATAATGCGTTAGAATTAATAGTAAAAGAATTTGAAAATGATGAGTGTAATTGGTTAGTCAGTGGATGTAACCATACCCATGACGATGGTCAAACTTTTTCAAATTTTATGATTCCTCATTGGAATGATAAAATTGTCATGGGAGTTAATACAATTAGTTCTCCATCTGTCTTATCTTTTAGAAATAACAATCCTTGTCTTTTTGATGAAGAATTAACAATGTTAATGGATTGTGAAATGTATTATCAACTTTACATTAGATACGGATTACCTAAAATTATATCTGATTATTTAATCACAAATAGGATGCATCAACATCAAATTAGTAGTTTATATAATAAAGATATATGGTCAGAAATAACTTACATAAAAAACAAATATAACATATGAAAACAAAACAACAAATAATTGAAACTATTGGAAATTGTCATGTTCCATATGTTGATTCTTTTCACTTAAACGGTGTTAATTATGGTAGAAGTTTATTTAATTTAGATTGGATACAATTTTTAATTGAATCTCCAAAAATAATTTTTGATATTGGATGTTATGATGGTGGTGATAGTATAAGATTTAAACAAGGATTTCCTATTTCTGAAGTTTATTCATTTGAAGCCTCCCCAACAAGAATTAATATGTTAAAAAATACTTCAGCGCAATATGGTATTAATGTTGTTGAAAAAGCTGTGTGTGAATATGACGGAACAATTGATTTCTATGAATCTTTAATTGATAGGACAAGGGTTGACGCTCAAGGTTCTATTTTTAAACATACCGATTTTTACAAAAACAAATACCCACAAGTTTTTCAAAATTCAGAACATGTTGAAGTACCTTGTACAACAATTGAATCTTTTTGTCTTCATAATAATATTGAAGAGATAGATTTTGCACACATTGATGTTGAGGGTGCGGAATTAAATGTAATTAAAGGTTTTGGTAAATTTCTACCAAAAATGGTTTTTATTGAAACTTTAGGAGATGAGATGTTTCATGGTGGTACAAAAAAAGAAGATGTACATGATTTATTATTGTCTTACGGATATTTTTTAGCAAAAGATTTAACTACCGATAGATTATATATACTTGAAACTATTGTTACAAATGATTGAAACATTTATTACTGTTCATGACCAAGACATCGTTTTAAAAAACGAAGAATCTCAAAAATATTCTAATTTAACTAAATATAGATATGTTTTTGTAGGAAATAATGATGTCTCTAAGATAACCCATTTAGATAATGTTATTTTTGCAAAAAATTATGAAGATAATATTGAACATTTAAATTATTTTCTTGATTTTACTTCATGGTATTTAATCATTAAAAATGATTTAATAAAAACAGATTTTGTTTCTTTAATTCAATATGATACAGATATAAAAAATTCATTTGAAATTAAAACGATTAACAATTTAAACTCAACCCCAAACTCAATTATTGGGTATGTACCATATCCTATGGCTTATTGTGATTTTTTAGATTGTTGTAAGGGTACGGAATTATTAGATAATTCATTAACAAATGTTTATAACTTAAAAGTTTATGATGTTGTTGACGAACATATTAAAAAAACATCTGACACTTTATGGCCGTCGTCAAATAATATAGCGACCACAAAATCAATATTAAAAAAATTGGTAAATTGGTTTGAGCCTATGGTTTACGACATGGGTAATTTGAAATATTCAGGTCACGCATTTGAAAGAGTTATTAAGATATTCTCAATCATTAATAACATTGGGAATTCATATGTTAATGATGTTCTTATTCATCATCAAATGGATTCTCATAAAACACAAAAAGGATAAAAAAAAATAAAAAGAATAAAAAATGGAAAATTTAAAAATGGATAACGAAATGTTATTCTCAATCGCCTCTATTAGTGAGGGTCATCACAAAGTTAAATATAGAGGTATTAAACTAATTAAAGACCCTTTTGATTATTTGTTATACCAAATGATAATAAATGAAGTTAAACCTGATTTAATAATAGAAATTGGAACTAATCATGGAGCGTCGGCATTATACATGGCGGATATGTTAGATTTGATTGGTAATAGTGGTGTAATACATACTATAGATATTATGGAATATCCTATGGATAGTTTAGTTTTAAATCATCCAAGAATTGTTAGATTTTTGGGAGGTTTTCAAAGTTATAATTTAGAAAACGCCAAAGGATTTAATACCATATTGGTCATTGATGATGGTTCTCATTTATATGGTGATGTTAATGGCGTTATGGATAAATTTAAAGATATTGTTTCCGTTAATTCTTATTTAATAATTGAAGATGGAATGTTAATTCATATTGGACTTGAACAACAGTATGATGGGGGTCCATTGAGAGCAATTAGCGAATTTCTACCCAACAACCCTAATTTCCAAATTGATAGAAAATGGTGTGATTTTTTTGGTAAAAATGCAACTTTCAATCCAAATGGATTTCTTAAAAAAATATACTAAATCATTAATATGTATAACATATCAGTCATTTCAGGATTTGGGTTAGATGTTAATTTTCAAACTGATAAACCTTGTGAACTATACGTTGACAGAATTCCTATTACCCCAAAAACTTCGGTAAGGGTTTTATGGGTTTTAGAACCAAATGAAATTTCAGGTTTTAAACAATCAGTAATAAATAATTACGATAAATTTGATTTAATTTTGACTTGGGATAAAAATATTTTATTGTCTTGCCCAAATGCAAAATTATTTCCTTATGGAACAACTTGGATTAAGGATTTTGAATTCCCTGGTCAAAAAGAATATTGTATTACAACGTTAATTGGTGGAAAAACGATGGTTTCGGGTCATTATTTAAGACATCAAATACCTGAGATAAGTAAATTAATAACATCAATTCCTGTTCATTTATACAATAGTATAAACACATCTTTTAAACAATTGCCAGAATTAAGACAAATGGTAAGTACATCATCGAAAAACGAATTATTTTATTCTCAATTTCATATTGTAATTGAGAATGTCACTTCAGATAATTGGTTTACCGAAAAAATCGTTGATTGTTTCCAAACAAAAACAATTCCGATTTATATTGGATGTGAAAATATTGGTGATTTTTTTGACATAAAAGGAATATTTCATATTAAATCATTGGAAGAAATGGTTGAAGTATGTAATAACATCACACCTGAAACATATCAAAATATGTTAGACTATGTTAATATAAACTATGAAAAGTCTATGAACTATCACGACCATAAAAAACGTCTTGAAGATGCGGTTAACTTATTTATTTCAAATAACTAAAATATGGATACAGTCTCAACAAGATTAATGGGTGGTTTAGGAAACATGATGTTTCAAATTGCAACGGCATATAGTGTTGCTCTTAGAGATAATAAAGAAATGATTTGTGACACTAGAGATATGGTCATACCTCACAAACCATATACATTCTATTCTGATAATATTCTCAGAAAAGTAAAATGTTCTTATACCCCAACGAATCAAAGACATATTGGTGAACAAGGTTTTCAATATTTTCCAATACCAAAATTTGACGGAAATGTGAAATTAATTGGTCACTTTCAAAGTGAAAAATATTTTATAAACCATAAAAATGAAATATTAGATTTGTTTGAAATTAATGATAAAACTAAAAATAATTTATTAGAAAAGTATGGTGATATTATAGGTAAAGATACTTGTTCAATTCATGTGAGAAGAGGTGATTATCTTGGATTACCGAATCATCATCCAACACAATCAATTGACTATTATAAAAATGCAATTAAAATTATCGGTGAAGATAAACATTATCTAATATTTTCGGATGACATTGAATGGTGTAAAGAAAATTTTGATTTCATTGAGAACAAAACTTTTATTTCTGACAATATAGATTATGAAGACCTATACTTAATGTCTATGTGTAAAAATAACATAATTGCCAATTCAACTTTTAGCTGGTGGGGAGCTTGGTTAAATAAAAATGAGAATAAACAGGTAATAATACCTAGTAAATGGTTTGGGGATGCCTACTCATCTTTCAAAACTGAAGACCTATATTGTAACAATTGGATTAAACTATGACTGTATTAGTAACAGGTTCAAACGGATTAGTTGGAAATGCGTTAAAAAAATTATTAGGTGATAATCACATCTATCATACAAGAAAAGATGCCGATTTAACTAATGAGATAATTACTAAAGAATATATTACATATCATGTAAAAAATTCTGATGTTGACACAATCATACATTGTGCAGCAATGGTAGGAGGGGTTCAAGCTAATTCAATAAACAATGAAACATTTTTTATAGAAAATTATAAAATAAATAACAATGTTATTAGTTCTGCGTTTGAAAATAAGATTAAAAATTTTGTAAACTTATCCTCTACTTGTATTTTTCCTGATTCTAATATTACTTACCCATTAACTGCAGACCAAATTGATATTGCACCCCCTCACTCGTCCAATTATGGGTATTCTTATGCTAAACGATTATCAGGATATCAAACAAAAATAATTAGACAATTAACAGGTAATAATTGGATTACAATTGTACCGACAAATGTATATGGTCCTTACGATAATTTTCATCCTAGTTATAGTCATTTAATCCCTGGAATAATACACAGGGCATATGATTCTAAGGTAAATAATGAGGACTTTGTAGTATGGGGTGACGGAAGTCCATTAAGACAATTTATACATTCAAAAGATTTAGCTAAAAATATTATGTGGGCAATTACTAATTGGAATAGTGATGTTCCATTTATGGCAGTTAACGATAATGAACATTCAGTTATGGATGTTGTTAAAATTGTTATTAAAAAATTTGGTATTGAGGAAAGTCGATTAATTTTTGACGATACAATGCCAAAAGGTCAATTCAGAAAACCAGCAAAATCTGATATACCTAAAGATTATAACTATATTGATTTAGAAACAGGAGTAAACGAAACCATTGATTGGTTTAATAACAATTATAACACACTAAGAAAATGAAACGAATTGATTTAATTCAAGATACTATTGATAACCAAGACATTGATAATTTAATTGAATGGTTAAAAGATTACCCAAGATTAACTAAAGGTCCTAAAACAATTGAATTTGAGAATAAATGGTCTCAATGGTTGGGGTCAAAATATTCCGTATTTGTTAATTCAGGGTCTTCTGCAAATTTACTTATGCTATACGCATTAAAAATTCTTAATAAAATGAAGAATACTAAAGTTTGTGTCCCAACATTATGTTGGGCAACAGATTTGGCACCCGTACTTCAATTTGATATGGAACCATTATTAATTGATTGTAATTTGGATAATTTATCGGTTGATTTAACTCACTTAGAAGAAGTGTTTAAAACAGAACAACCATCGGTATTATTATTAGTCTCGGTTTTAGGTTTATCTCCTGATATGGATTCTATTGTTGAATTATGTAAAAAATATGATGTAATATTACTTGAAGATAATTGTGAGTCGCAAGGAACTAAATTTAAAGGTATTAAACTTGGTAATTTTGGATTGATGTCATCATTCTCAACCTATTTTGGACATACTATGTCAACTATAGAAGGAGGAGTTATTTCAACTAATGATGAAGAAATATATAACACTTTATTACAACTTAGAAGTCATGGATGGGATAGAGATTTATCAACAAACAAACAAAAAGAGTTAAGAAGTGAATGGAAAGTAACCGATTTTTCGGCTTTATATACTTTTTATATTCCAGGGTTTAACTTAAGAAGTACGGATTTACAAGCACAAATTGGTATCAAACAATTGGATAAAGTTGATGGGATGATTAATAATCGATATGAAAACTTCTTATATTATAAGTCTAAGTTAGAAGGTAAAACATGGTTCCCAAAAACCTTTAATGATAGTTACACTTCAAATTTTGCAATTCCATTTATAGCCAAAACCATTGAAGATAAAGAAACTTTAATTAAAGAATTGGATGAAAATAACATTGCTTGTCGACCATTAATTTCAGGTTCAATGGGTATTCAACCATTCTACAAAAAATTATATGGAGAGAACAAATTACCTAATTGTTCAATAATAGATGATAAAGGAATTTATGTTCCTAATCACGATAAAATGACAAAAGAAGATATTGACAGAGTTTGTAATATCTTATTAAAATATTAAGATATGTTGAAGTTCTTTAAACCCGCAAGAGGTAATAAAATTCATCAACGAGGATATTTTTCATATATTACCGAAGCGGTCGTCCACATACATAATGTATTATTAAATTATCCAAACGAAAAATTAAAGATTTATTATGATTTATCTAATATTGAAGGATATGGTAATCAAAACATTTACGAAGCGTGTTTTGTTCAAGATGAAAATGATTACTTAAACAACATTAATGAGTATTCTAATATTGAATTAGTTAATTATATATCACAATTAAATGCCTATGAAAAAGAAACTTTAACGAAAGATAATTTAGAAATGTGTGAATCAATAATTAAAAATAATTTTATATTAAATGATGAGATGAAACAATTGTTTTCATCGAGGCATCCTCAAATTGATTTTACAAAAACAATTGGATTTCATAGGAGAGCAACTGACATGTCTGCAATACATCACGTCTCAACAATAGATTTATCAAATATCTTTAATATCTTAGAAAAAGAAGAATTTGAAAATGTTTTTTTAATGTGTGATAATTTAACCGATTTAGATAAATTTAAAAAAAGATATGGTAATAAGTTAATTACTTTTGATGAATTTACATCATCAAAATCAGATGACAACCCATTTTTTAAATTAAAAAATGATGATGAGTTAATCAAACAACATATTCAAGAGATTGTTTTTGGTGCCTACACATTAGGAATGACTAAAAAACTATTTTGCACCAAATCAAACCTATCAACATTTTCAATATTTTCAAACTCAAAATTAAATTTTAACAGACTTAATTAACTATGATTACAATCCCTATTAGCATTGGAGAATTGATTGACAAATTATCAATACTTTACATTAAAAAAACAAAAATTTATAACCCCGAAAAATTAGAATTTATAAACGAAGAATTTGAATTATTATATAACATATCGTCCTATTATTTAAATGAGGAAAATATTTCAACACTTTACAGTAAATTAGTTGAAATTAATTCAAAACTTTGGGAAATTGAAGATGAAATTAGAAATAATGAAAATAGTAAAATTTTTGATTCGCGTTTTATTCATTTAGCAAGACAAGTTTATCAGACTAATGATGAAAGATTTTCATTAAAAAATAAAATTAACGAATTAACCAATTCTGAAATTAGAGAGCAAAAAGAACATATTAACTACCAATAAAGTTCTATAAAAACAAATATAAATTAAATGGCAAATACAAGACCAAAAAAATCACCAGTATCAACTTCTTCTGAAGAAGAAGGGAATCATAAATCAAAAAAAGAGATTATTTGCTCAATTCTAAAAAAGAAAACAAAAGAAAAGTTTTTAACTCAAACACAAAAAAGATATTACGACACACTAATGTCAAATGAGGTAACTATTTGTTCAGGACCTGCAGGTGTTGGTAAAAGTTATATTACAATGAAAGCGGCCATTGATTTGTTGTCAGACCCAACCACACCTTATGAAAAAATTATAATTGTAAGACCAGCGGTTGAAGCTGAAGAAAAATTAGGTAGTTTACCTGGTAATGTTGAAGAAAAATTAGACCCGTATATTTTCCCATCATATTATTTATTAAATAAAATCATCGGAAAAGAAAACAGAGAAAAATTAAAAAATTTGGAAGTTATTGAAGTTTTTGCATTAGCGTTTATGAGAGGAATGAATATTGATAATTCAATATTAGTTTTTGAAGAAGGACAAAATGCAACACCTAGTCAAATGAAACTTTTATTAACAAGAATAGGTTTTAATAGTAAATTTTTTATATCGGGTGACGTTGAACAATCTGATAGATATAAAAACAAAACACATAGTGGATTATGGGATGCTATTGAAAGGTTTAGAGGTGACAAAGACATCTCAACATTTGAATTTACAGACAAAAAAGATATTGTTAGAAATCATTTAATTAGTAAAATTTTAGAAAAATACGAAACCGAATGAGAATTGCAATAGAGTTAAATGGTGTTTTACGGGACACCTTAAAAAAAATACAACAAGAGTACGAAAAATGGTATTTAGAAAATCCATTTAAAGAAGATAACGAAAAATCAGAATATGAAGTAATTTCTGATTTAACAACTTTGGAAATCTTAAAACACCTTAAATTTAAAGATGAAGATGAATTATATAAATTTTTGTATACAGAACATACTATGGAGATTTTTGGGCACGCGGGTTCAGTTGAAACATCAAGTATGATGGACATGAATGAGTTTTATTTGGATAATAGAGATAATCACGACATTCTAATTGTTTCCGATGAAATTGGTAAATCAAAACCAGCCTCATTATTTTTCATATCAAAGTTTGGGTGTTTGGTAGAAACAATAAAATTTTACAGTGAATCAACAATTAATTCAATGTGGGATTCAATTGACGTTTTACTTACAGCAAATCCTACCTTATTATTAAATTATCCAAAAGGAAAAACTGTTATTAAATACGAAACCTCATATAATAAAACTATTGAGGTTAAACATTCTATAACCAAATTAAAAGAATTAACTACAAAAATAAAAGAATTACATGATTAAAGTATTAGGAGAACATTATTATTTTGATTTGGACAAAATTGAAGAATATTTGGATATGTCTGACAAATCAACCGAAAAGTCAACCGACGAAAAATCAACCGACGAAAATGAATTAAGTCTAAATGAAACAAAGATTAACATCATAAAATTTGAAATGGTGAAAATGTTAATGGATACTGTACTAACTGAAAATGAAGATACCGACGAAACATTAGGTTCTAAATCAAGTTCTAATACAAGTATACCATTCAGATTAGCTTTCAATAGCTTATTAAACAAAAAACTTATAAATTATTATTAATATGGACGCATCGTTAAACGAAAAAGTAAAACAGTCGATTCAAAATCTTAGGGATAAGAAATCAAGAATATATTTCCTTATCCAAGATACCAAAGGAAATGCAAAAGCATCAGTTAGATTAATCTATCAAATGGCAAAATCTCTTTTGGACGCGGGATTTAACCCGATAATCCTTCACGAGAAAAAAGAATATGCAGGAGTTATTGCATGGTTAGATGAAGAATATATGTCTATTCCTCATAAAGCAATTGAAGGTGAAAATTTAGAAATCTCACCTGAGGATTTTATTATTGTTCCAGAGTTGTTTGGATATGTTATGGAGCAAGTTAAAAATTTACCTTGTGGTAAAATAGTTTTAACTCAAAACTATAATCATATTGTCGAAACATTACAACCTGGTCAAAGTTGGGCTCAATATGGTTTCTTAAAGTGTTTAACTACTACAACAAAACAACAAGAATATATTGAAACAGTAATGAGACAATCAAGTTTTGATATCATTAAACCTTTAATTACCGACAATTTTTATCCAAAAATTTTACCTCCAATGCCAATTATTGGAGTTCATACTAAAGAACAAGAAGATACTATCAATATCATTAAAACTTTTTACTTAAAATTTCCTCAATATAGATGGTTTACATTTAGAGATTTAAGAGGTCTTTCTGAGAAAGAATTTTCAAACTCATTAAGAGATTGTTTTGTTAGTGTTTGGATTGACGATGAGAGTGGATTTGGTACCTTCCCATTAGAATCTATGGCATCGGGAGTACCTGTTATTGGTAAAGTCCCTAACATTCAACCTGAATGGATGAATGATGACAATGGAGTATGGTTAACAAATAAAAATATGATTTGTGATTTTATTGCTGACTATATTCAAAATTGGTTAGAAGACAATATCAAAACAGAACTTTACGAAAACATAAAGAAAACCGTTGAAACTTATACAAATAAACAAGAATTTGACTCTACTGTAGTTTCATTATTTGAAAACTACTTAAACGTAAGAGCAGAATCATTTGAACAACAAATATCTAAAACCGAAGAATAATATGAACGAAAAATTATCACTATCCATTATACTACCAATCAAATCATCTAAATCTAAAGATTTTAATGATTATTTTGAGAAAGCAATAACTTCAATTAAATCACAAACAGTTGAAGTTGAAGAATTATTAATAGTACACACATCTGAAGAGTCGTTAATTAATCACCTAAATGGTTATGACTTTGGAACATTAAATGTTACTAAATTATTATGGGATAAAGACCCTAACTATTGTGAACAAATTAACTACGGTATTAAAAACGCCAAAGGTGTTTGGGTTTCTTTATTTGAATTTGACGATGAATATTCATCAATATGGTTTAAAAATGTTAAAAAATATATTGAAGCATATCCTCAAACACAAGTATTTTTACCTGTTGTTGTTGAGACTGATGAAAAAGGTATATTTGCAGGATTTACCAACGAAGCAACATTTGCCGCTAACTTTAGTCAAGAAATGGGATTTTTATCTAATGAAACTCTACAAGAATATCAAAATTTCCAAACCTCAGGTAGTGTAATTAAAAAAGAAGTTATTGAAGATTTTGGTGGATTTAAGTCCTCCATAAAGTTAACATATGTTTATGAGTTTTTGTTAAGATTAACTTATAACTCTGTTTCAATTATGACTATACCAAAACTTGGATACAAACACTCAAACATGAGAGAAGGTTCAATTTTTTGGAACTATAAGTTTGGTGAACAAAAAATGTTAGAAGATGAAGTTAAGTTTTGGATTCAAACGGCAAAAAAAGAATTTTTCTTTGTTGACGATAGAGTCATAAAATATCAATCAGAGAATGGATAATGCAAGAAACTCTATCTGCAAAAACAGAAGATGTTTTGTCCAAAAAAAGAGGTAGGAAAACTGTAAATGTAAATTATTTTGATGTTAGAGAAGAAAATGCTGTTAGAAATTATCTATTAGCCGAAACTTCAGAAGAGAAAAATAAAATATATAACGAATACTTAAGAGGACCTCTTGATAAGATGATTTCATCCATAATAAGACGATATAAATTATATCGTAAAGATATGGATTTTACAGAAATTCACTGTGACACACATTCTTTTCTAATGACTAAGGTTGATAAATTTAAACCTTCAAAAGAAAAGAAAGCATATTCGTATTTCGGTACAATTTGTAAAAATTACTTAATGGGTCAAATAATTAAAGACCAAAAAGAAACTAACCGAAAAGTATCATATGAAGATATGTCTGAGAGTATTGAGGAAAGACCTGACATGATATATAGAATTGATGACGATGTCGTTGACACAAGTATAATAATTGGTGAATATTTAAAAGAATTAATGGAATTCATTGAGAAAGAAAATTTAAATGATAACGAGAAAAAATTAGGTTATGCCTTGGTTGATTTATTTGACAATTACGAATCTATTTTTTCAAGTGCGGATAACAACAAATTTAATAAAAATGTTATTCTTCTTTCATTAAGAGAAATGACAAATTTAAGCACCAAAGAAATTCGTAGTTCTATGAAAAGATTTAAGAAATTATATATTTTCATCCAATCAAAAATGAAATCAGATTAAAAGTATTTATAGATATGCCAAGACCACAACGTAAAGAAATAAATTTTACTAAAGATTCAATTCTTTCTTTAATGCAAGAAATCTATAATGAACTAGTAGAACAAAGACAAACCGCCATTAGAATTCAAAATAAAATGTTAACAATGTTGAAAGACCCTAACGACATGATGACAATTGGACCTGTGATTGAAAAACAACAAAAAATTGTTAATGATTGTGTTGAAAAGAAAATAAGTTTATCAAAACTTCAATCTAGTATTTGGGAAAAATCCAATAATAATACAGAATCTTTCTCTTTAGCAGATTTAGATGACGACCTTATTCAAAATTTAATTGAAAAGGATGTTACTAATGATGAAGAGAATTATAAAATGAAATAAAATTGATGTCAGATTATAGTTCAGATTTAGGTAAGGCTAAAAGTCAAATAAGTGCTAACAAAACTTACATTGAGGTTTCAAAATCTGCCAAAAAATTAAAAAGTTCTGCTGGCAACTCTTTTTCTCAAGGTGTTGCACAAACTGCGTCATCTTTAGATAAAGTGGCTCAAGAACAGAAAAGATTTTTAAGAAATCAACCAACATCCTTTGAGGAGCTTTTAAATTTAATTGGTTTAACTAATGGTAGCGGTTTAGAAACAACAAAATATCTTAAAAAGAAACTTTTAGAAACCGTTGTTAAGATAGAACCTCAAATTCAAAAAATAATCAGTGAGGAGGCTCTAAAAGCTTTAGGATGTTCTCAAGAACAAACATTTAAAGGTTATTCAGCTTCTGATTTAAGATTAAATCCAATTTCAACAAGGTTACCTATTACTGATGGAATCTATGTGCCAGTACAATCCTTAGACATACTTTCAATATTAAAAAGTCCTATTAACAGTAAATTAAGTAAAATTTCTTTAGAATATGTTGACCCAAAGACAACAATACAGGACAATTTAAAAACATATAGACCTTATAAGGGAGAAGACCCATTTCCAATGAACAGAGAATTGGCTCTTAGGTTAGAAACAAATAATATTGGTAAATCATATTATCAAGAATATGATGTAGACTACCAAGGAATTTCAAATCAAAAAATATTTGATTTTGTGTATTCACCGACAAATCAATATGGTATTGCTCAAGATTGTTATAGAATTGCGTTGATTGATAAACCTGTGAATGTATTAACAACTAATGGTGCAACAGTTGGAGAAACCAGTAATAAAGTTGGTGAATTTTTAAAAGACTACTATTCAACAATAAAAATAATAGATACTGTTGATTTTGTGGTGGCACTTGTAAATATAATTTGCGGTGCGGTAGATATGAGTGCCAAGCCAAGTTCTGATAAAATTTTAGAAACTACAAAATTTGAATTAATTCTTCAAAGAATATTAGGTCTTTGTTTTGATAGTAGACGTGAGATTGATGTTAGTGGTGTTTCTAAAATTGCGGAATTGGACGGGGTTAATGATTCATTTTATGAATTAACTGAAGTTGATTTAAGAAATATTGAAAATAGAATTTCAAATATTCAAAACGGTGTTACTGAATTTGAGGATTGTGGTAACGTAAAACTACCTGTTGACTATGAAACAATAACCGATGAATTACTTAAATTTAGAGATACTGTTGATGTTTTAAATGCAGAACAACAAGTTTCGGCTATGAGTGAAATTTTAGACACTATTTATCAAAACCCTGATTGGCAAGTAAGTTTACCGACCAATTTAGATGTTAAGTTTGCACTTAATAAAGAATTTATAAAACAAATTCCATTAGCGGTTGCATCTGTGGTATTAAGTCCGAAAGTGTTATTACCGATTTTTACTTTACTTCAAGTTGTTGAAAGTGATGCTACAAGGGCATATAATAAAGCGGTTACTTCTGCAAATACATATACCCAATCGGGAAATACTGTACTTGGAGGTGTTAATAATATTGTAAATAATTCAACAGATTTTCTTAAAGTATTTCAAAGTTTTAACATACAAGTTGTTTCAAAAATAGGAGCTATTTTTATTGAAGAATTATATAAAGTATTAAAAAAAGATTTATTAAATTTATTAAGCTTAATCATTAAAGATGTTGTCGTATCGGCAAAATTAAAAAAATACAAAACGATTATAAGATTGGTTAATATTCTTTTGGTTGTTTCACAATTAGTTCAAGATTATAGAAAATGTAAATCATTAATTAATGATATCTTAACTTTATTAAAAACTATATTTGGTAAACCAGATGGTAAAATACCTTTACCTTTATTATTGTTGTCTGAATTTTTACCAGGAAGTTCTCCTGAAAGAGCAACAATCGCAACTATTGAATTATTACAATCAGTTGGAATACCGACAGGTACCCTTCCTGATGGTTCACCAAATTTGATGGCAATATATAATCTTATGGCTAATAAAGGTGCTGATGATGAAGAGACTGAAAATGGTAAAGTTGAGGGTACTGTAATAACACCAGCAGGAATCTATAGGGTTTTTGGTAAAAAAAGATAATATGAATAAAGAAGAATTTGAAGATATTGTAAAAGAATTAGGTGATTTAAAAAATACGCCAAACGCAAAGTTAATTGAAATCATGGACAAATTGACCTCTGATTTTGATGCAACAAAAAATAACATAATAGGGTTAACTTTATATTTGGATAAAGTTGAAGAGATGTATAATAAAACATTAAACGAATACCAGACTAGAACGTAATGGATAATAACTCAATATTTTTCCAAGTCCAAATTTTAGATAACGAAGACCCCCTAATGTTAGGTAGGGTTAGAGCCAGATTATTAATTGATAATTATCAAGATATTATTCGAGGTATTAATGACCCGCCATGGAATGAAGAAAAGGATAAATGGACTCCAAGAGACCCATTTGTTTTTAATCCTCTTATGCCGTATTTTATATATCAGGTACCTAAAGTTGATGAGATGGCACAAGTCATTTATTTAAATAAAGATTTTAAATACCAAAACCAATATTATATACAAAATACGTTTTCTACCCCAACAGCAACTAAATTTGAATATTACGTTGGTGGAAACAAATTTACGGGTACAGGTATGCAATTAAAAGCTCCTAAACCTTTAAAAAACCAAGATGGGACATATACCGACCAAGCGGTTCACAAAGGTGTATTTCCTGAACCAGGTGATAATGGATTGTTAGGTCGTGGTAGTGCGGATGTTGTGGTTAAAGAAAATGAAATTTTAATTAGGGCAGGTAAATTTAGAGGTAGTTCTTTAGAACCGAATATTCCACCTGTTGCAAATCCACAAAGAGGTTTTTTACAGTTATCAAGATTTAATTTAACAAAAGTTAAACAACCTAATAAAATTATATCACAAGTCAACGAACAAACTGTATTAGTAAATTATTTAATTGAATGGACTATAACAAATCCTGAAAATACTCAAGAAAAATTTACAGGTACTGTTTATTTGTATCGGTTAAAAAATGATTTATCAACTAATTCTAAAAATTTAACAGTTGGTAGTGTTGTTAAGGAAAATTTAAAGTCATTAGTTGCGTCTGAAACATTTAGTTTACTATCCAAGTTAGAGACTGCTGCCTTTATAAATAATTTTATACAAACTTGTAATAATTCAAATATTACAAAATCAGGCGTTCAATTATTTACCGATTCTAATAATAAATTCCCAATTTTTTATAGACCAAACAATTTAACGTATAATATTTTAAAATCATCGGTACCACCAGCACCAACATACAATCAAAATTATTACTCTATTGGTTACAAAACTTTAGCCCCTATCCCCAGTATTAATTGTAATATTACAATACAAGTTATTGATGTTACTAAAGGGACTGTTGTTACAACTGGAACTGTTGATGGTGACCGAAATTTTTTAGATGAACTTTATCAAAGTGTTGTCAATCAAGTAACTAATAATTTAATTTCACAAAAAATAGAAAATGTGTTATTACCTGCTGTCGATGAATTAGATGGTTCAACCATAACCGCACCGACAACAATTACTGTTGCGGAATCTACTGAATCATTTAAGAATGTTACAGAAATTTATAATCAAATAAAATTACAACCAGCATTAAAAATTCCTGGATACGGTTTAATTTATGCTAAGGATAAAGTTGGTACTCCAATAAATTTTACATCAACAACTGTCCCACAATCAAAAACCTTTGCAGACCCAACAACATATGGTGCACTTGCAAGTGATTACTTATATCTATTATCACATAATTCGGCAATACCAGGTAAAGGTAAAATTAATTTTGACGATACTTTATATGGAATTAATTTGGACCAATTTGTTGATGAAATATTACCAAAGACATCAAGTTTGGTTAGAGGAGAAGAACTTTTAGAGTTGATTAATTTAATTGTTAGGTTCCTTACAACACATACTCACGCTTACCCTGGATTACCTCCAGTTCCTGTAACACAAGATGGTTCAAACGTTGCGGACTTGTTAACCGAACTACAAAACGCATATACTAAAATTCTTAATAACAATATTCGACTTAATTGATATTTATTATTAAAAATAATGTCAATTTTAAGGTCATATATAGATAAGAACAATACAATTAGTTCAAACTCATATGTTAATACGGGTAGGAATCCTATTGTTGAGTTAAATTTTGGTGCTTCGGATTATATAATCCCCAACTATGGTTACACTCGTTATTTATTCAATTTAGATTTAACAGATTTAACCTCAAACATACAAACAGGTGTAATATCAACAGGTTGTACCACAGGGATAACACACGTCCTTAAAATGACTAATACGTCGTCATTTGATAATGAATTGTTAAATACGTTTATGTCAAATGAAAGAAGAAGAGCAACATCATTTGATTTAATATTATTTAGAATACCAAAAACATCAGGAAGTACTGGTGACCCCCAAGATTGGGATGAAGGTGTTGGGTTTGATTATACAGATACAAATCGTAATCAAAACAGTCCATACGGAGGTTCTACTCCAATAACTTATGTTGATAGTAGAGCGTACTCAACAAGACCCTCAAATTGGTACCAAACAACTACAATAAGTGGATGGTCTCAATCAGGTGTTTATAATAATTCAAATTCATTAACAGGATTAACAGGTTTAAATTATTCGGCATTAACTATTGTTGATAGACAACATTTCCAATTAGGTAACGAAGACCTTAATATGGATATGACCAATGAAATTAACGGTATATTAAACGGAACAATTACAGGTGTTACAGGTTGGGGTGTTGCGTATGTACCACAGATTGAAAACATAACAGGTTTAACTGACAGTTATAGTGTGGCATTCTTTTCAAGACATACTCAAACATTCTACCAACCATATCTATTAACAACATACGATGATTTAATTAAGGATGATAGAAATGTCTTCTTAAAAAACCAAACAAACAAATTGTATTTGTATATTTACCAAAATGGTGATTTAGTTAATTTGGATTCAGACCCATTTGTTAGAATTGAAGACCGAAATGGTGCTGCGGTATCAGGTATGACTTCATTGACAACTTGTTTAAAGACAAGAGGTGTTTATGAGGTAACCATTCCAAATGGATTTTCAGGTTATCCTACCCCATGTCAATTTTACGATGTATGGTCGGGTTTAACAATTAACGGACAATCTATTCCAAACGTAACTAATCAATTCACATTACAACAATATAGTGCGGGCATTCAAATCGGCACACTATCTAAAGAACCGACTAATTTTGGATTTAATTTCTATGGTATTTTACAAAACGAACAAATTATAAATACCGATATTAGAAAGGTTGGGGTTACAATTAAGAAAGCTTATACAGGTCAAGTTCCATTAGAAAACATATCTGCATTTTATAGAGTATTTGTTAAAGAAGGAACCACAGAGGTTTTAGTACAAGATTGGACTCCAATCAACAGAACTCCAAATGAATATTATTTTATATTTGATACAAGAGATAAAATACCTAATCAATATTATGTAGACATTCAAGTGAATACTTCAGGAGAAAAGAATACTTATAAGAGACAATTAACATTCAACATAGTAAATAAAAAAAGTAACATTACAACATAATGAAAACAATTAAATTAACCGAAAACGATATCCAAAGATTAGTAAACAAAGTATTAAAAGAACAAGAAACTGCTCAAACAAACTATATGTTCTTTTCTAATCTAAAACAAATGAAAAGACAAATCGAAATGATGATGGAGATGGACCCTGATATGATTGACAAGATTATTCAAAATGGTCACGATTGGGCTGATGACCACATTTCAGAAGCTAAAACCAATATGGACCAAGTATTTGATTTCCTTAAAAATGAGATGGAAAAAGAATCTCAGTATGTTGATTATGAAGATATCAACGAAGGTAGAAAAAAAACAGGAACACCACTATGTGCTAGGGGTAAAGCATCAGCTAAGGCTAAATTTAAAATCTACCCCTCAGCTTATGCAAATGGTCATGCCGTTCAAGTATGTAAAGGTGATATCAAAGGTTTAGATGGTAAGAAACATTGCTCAGGAGCTTATTGTTAATTTTTTCACAAATTATTTTTTATTTCGGTAATTTGAATTATCTTTGTCGTAATCATAAAAAATAAATAATGAGACTAATTTTACATAAATTAAAAAGGTCAATTCAGAAATGGTATATTTCTTTATCAAGACTTTCAACGCAAGGGGTTCAAAAGTCAAAACACGAAAGAGATTGTATTGCCATCTGTAAGAAACTAATTCTAAAAGAAGATACAACACTTCTATTCACACCAATTTCAACTAAAAGATATATTAGAAACGAAAAAAATCAAATTTTTGTTATTCTTGAAAATCATACTGTTAAAGTAATTAATCACGTATATTCTTATACAGTGTTTTTAGAACAAACAACTTGGAATAATATTGTATCTACGTTTGATAATGAACTTGAAAAACGCAGAGATGATTTTGAAAAAGAAATTATTTCAAATATCAAACATTCACTTCAAAATATTTTACAAAACATTCAATGAGAAACAATTCTTTTAGGCAAACGTTCTATTTAGGTTTATTAATTCTTATATCATTAAGTGGATTATTAACAATAATTGGTATTAATGTTTATAATTCATTTTCAACAAAACTTAAAAAAACAAATGTTGAAGATACTTTTGTTAATTTTGAAGATGTATCAAAAAATATTCACGATACAGTTTATATTGAGAAACCAAATCATAAGGATACTTCTAAAGTAATTCATATAGATAGAGTAAAACCAACTACTTCTAATGTTGTTAAAAAATTGGATACTACAAAATCGTTAGATACTATTAATTAATTTTTTTATATTCGTTAAGGATAGAAACTATTGTATCCCTAATTGATTCTTTCTTTGGTTTGTAAGAGACCATCGTTGGTTTATTACCTTTACCAACTTTAGGTTCTTTTTTCTCTTCTCTTCTTTTTTGGGAACATGCCGCTTTTTTCTGAGAATCGGTCATTTTAGATGCAACTCCAGCCGCTCTACATTTAGGATATCCTTTAGAATCCGATTCAGGTCTACCACACGGAGGATGACCACCACCTTCTTTTTTTCTACAAATATTCACCCAAGGACCGCTAGGTTGTTTTGAACCTTTTGGTTTTTTCTTTGTTCCAAACCAAACTGCCAAATCTTCTTTAATTGGTTCAACCGCTCGTTTAATTATGTCTTCAGGATTTTCAACATCACCAATATTACCACCATCTTCATCATTTTGTCCTGTATAGAAACTTTTTAGATATTTATCTACTTGAGCGATTCTATCAGTTCTTTTTTCTATTCGAGCTCTTTCTTCAGGTGTTTCTTTAAAATCACCGTCAGCCTCTTCATATGCCAACTCCGCATTATTATACTTATAAACAGGAGTATTAAATGGTGCTAATTGGTTTTGTTTCCAATCTTGTGGAGCAAGAACAATTGGAACTTTAAAATTTCCAGCACTTCCTGAACCTGTGGCTTCACTAATTCTATTTTTTTTCATATACTTAACTATAAATATATCGTTAATACATTATGGAACAACAAAAACAACCAATAGCATTTCTATTTGAAGAGGTTGCAATATACAAACCTGAAGACATTGATAATTTGATTGATAATTTAACTGAAGAACAATCAAAGTTTATGTTAATCAGAGCGGTTCAAATGGCTTATAAAAATGGATTATATTCTTTAACAGAATCCGAACTTGTTTCCAAATCACTTAGAATTTTAAAATAAAAAAAAGGGTCTCACGGGACCCTTTTAATTTATATTTTATTTCCACAAGACGGACAAAACTTATATTTTGTTTTTGTCTTGGTTCCACATTCGATACAAAATTGTTTTATTTCATCCACAGTTTTATTTTTATTATTCAATGGTAATATTTTTAAACTCACTTGGTGAGATACAAAATAATCAAAATTTTCATACGATTGTGTAAATTTTTGATTTGATTTTTCACCCTTCTCAACTCTACCTGTTTCTATAGATTTTTTACTTCTAATATTTGGACCTTGTGGTGTTGTAGTTGTTTTACCAACAACTGATGAATAATTTACATTAGAATCACTTGTAAAAGTTTGAACGCTATCGTGATAATTAAGTGAACCTGTATTATTTGCTGAGAATAGGTTTTGATTATATAATGAGGAATTTCCACCAAAATAAGTTACAGTACCATAAAATGGGTTATATGTTTGTTCATTATAGAACTCAATTCTAACATCACCATTTAAATCAATTGCCGTCTTGTTTGACGAAGTATCTTTTACCTCATAGGTACCGAACTCAAATTTATTATTTGAGTCAAGGAAACGTTCTAAAAATACTCTCTGACCTGGTCTGATAATAATCCCTGTTGAAGAGATGTAATCACCATTCAGTTTGATTTTACAAAGAATAGATTTTTGGGTTGGATTATGAATTTCAAATTCAAAATTGTCTTTATCGTTAAGAAAGACATTGTGTCCATTATAGACTTTTAAACGCGACTTTTTCTTTGTGATGTGCGCAGTCGGTTTGCTCACGTTTGTTGTTGTGTAATACATTTTTTTTAATTTTATTATAGTTAATGACTATGTTACCAATACCTTTGTATCCGTGAATACTCTACAGCTTGTTATGGCTGGGGACTAATAAACTAAAATCTACATATAAATATAAACCACTACACATTTGTGTAAATAAAAAAAGGGACAATTTCTTGTCCCTTTTAGTGTATTTGTTAAAGATTGATTATCTCAATTCTCTTAAATCAAATGTTCTAACACCATCTACTGTAATTCTGCCGTAAAATCTATTATTCACCATTTTCTTAGCGTATCTGGTCATGATACCTTTGATTGGTGTAAAGTTAAACGGATTGTACATAGTTGGAGTTAATTGTAGGGGTACGTATGGTGCGTAAATGTAACCAGTATCCAATAGAGATGTGCCTTTGTGACCCATTAACACTTGGTTAGCTGGGAAATAAGGGTCTCTGTATACTTGGTAACGACCTGCCAATGTACCAACTCTTTCAATACCCATGTTGTATTGGTCTTGCTCAGGAGCTGCGTTTGATACGTGGAAATACTCCAAGTCATCAAAAATTGCACTGATTTCAGAAGAAACAACAATCCAATTTGCTCCACCTCTTAAGGTAGATTTGTGGATTTGAGCTGAAATTTGGTTGATTGCTGTAATCAAGGTTTGGTTCCAATCTTTTTGAGTGTATGGAACTGCACTTGAACCTAAACGTTTCCAACCATTATAATCCCATCTTAAGTTCCATGCTGCACCTTTACGTAAATCACGTAAGATTTCTCTGTCGATTTCAGCCGCAACTTGTTCTGATAATAAAGCTGTTAATTCAGCCTCAGCATCAATGTTGTGGAATGCTGCAACGTCTTGTGCCATTTCTGGAGACCATTGAGCTCTTAATTTTCTTTCAGTCACAGAAACTGTTACTGACAATAAGTCAAACGATACTTCACCAATTCTATCTTCAAACTCTAAGTTTTTGTAGATTCTGTAAGTTGCACCAAATGCACAACCAGTAGTTGTTAAATCACTAGATGTTGTTGAAGAGAAAGTTGAACCTGTGTAACCGTCCATAGAACCACCACAAGTGATACATACTGGAACTTGTAAGTCAACTTCTAAGTAAATTTTACCGTTAACGTCACATATGTTGTCGTATTGACCACCACCTGTTCTAGAGTTAGGGAAAGCTGCAGGGTCGTTAGCTGTACCGTATTCTACAATACCTTTACCATATTTTTGAGTTACTACTCTAAATAAATAAGGGTTAGTAGCATTTGCAGCTGTTGTTGGATTATTTGCGTTACCGTAGATAGTTAAATCAGATAAGAAAGATTCGTTATCCATTGGGTTACCATCAGGACCGATTAATTTACCTGCTGCTACAGTAGCAAAACCTTCCATAACGATTAACACTTTTCTGTAATCGCTTAGTCCATAACCTGAAGCAACTAATGAACTACCTACAGAACTCCACACAACTGTTGTTACTGGTGCAGTAATTGCGGAATATTGTCCTTTAGAATAGTCAAATAAACCTGGTGGGTCTAATGCTGGTTCGTTACCTTCATAAAATCTGTCATAAAGGTCTTTAGTTAAAGCGTAGTCATAACCTGCGCCAGGAGTAGCTTGTGTAGCGTTTGGTGAACCATACGGTGCGTAGTGGATACCTGTGTTGTTAGCTCCATCATTTTCGTATTTTTGAATGTTAGGTACGAAGTAGAATAACTTACCGATTGGTAAGTTCATAGCTTGTACTGAAACGATGTCGTTTGCTAATAGTTTAGAGAATACACGTCTAACAATTGGGAAAACCACTGTTTCAAAAGCTCCTGTATCAGAAGTAGATGATGCTTCATTGATTAAGAATGATGCTTGGTTTTCGTATAATTGTGCTACGTTTTCTCTCATGTGACCTTTAAGACCTTCTAAAAAGCCTAATTTGTCCCATTTGTTGATTGTGTCTTCTTTGATAACTTTAAGGTGCTTAAGACCGATGTTACCGACAAGACCTGATTCTAATAATGCTCCCATTTTAGTATTTGTTTTGTTTTTTTTAATTTATTTTTATTTTTTTATCCAAGTTTACCCATTAAATCTTTCATTCTTAAGAATTGAGGATTTTCATAGGTTTTTGATTCAATTAAAGTTGCAGATGAACCTGTTGTTACAGTTTTGTTTAATTTAGCACCTACTGATTCGTTAATTGATTTCGTGTCTACCTTATTTAATTCGTCTTTGATTGACTTATAAAGATTTTTAGATTCTTTTAAAGTTTCAACATCGTCAAATCTTCTAAGGATATTTATTTTTTCTTTTTTAGTTGTTGAGTGTTCTGTAAACAATCTAGTAGCGTAAGCTAAGTTTGAATTGAAGATAGCAACTTCGTTAAGTTTTTCTCTGAAAACATTTAACGCTTTTCTATATTCTTCATTTTTTTCTCTCAACATTCTAACTTCTTCTTGAGTAGATTCTGTTTTAACACCACTTTTACCATAAACATAGTTTCTGTTATTAGTGATACCTTTTCTTAATCCTCTACCTTCTTTAGAACCCATACCATAAGTTCTTGCAGCTTCTTTAGTTTCTATTTTTTCGAATGCCTTTTCTCCTTTAGAATTTGTCATACCTTTTTTAGTTGTGTAATCGCCTTCTTTGGTTTCAGCTTTAACAACTTTAGATTTACCTTCCATGTTACCACCTTTTTTGTATTCGAATTTAGCTTTACCTGTACCTACTGATTTAGGACCTTGTTTCATGTCTTCTTTAAATCCGCCAGATACTTTATTCTTATAAGAGAATTTTGGTCCTGTACCAATTCCAACACCCTTAGGTTTAATGGTTTTCTTAACACTTTTAGATTCATACATTCCCATGTCATCATCATCCATGTTATCATCATCCATGTTGTCTTCTTCATCCATTTCTTCTGTGTCGTCTTCATCTAAAGTAATTTCATACATAACTTCGTCTGAATCATCAACATCTGACATATCACTTTCATCAAAAATTGATGCAATAACATTATCAAGTGTATCATCATTCATATCTTCAGAATCGTCTTCCATCATTTCGATATCATCGTCTTCCGTCATATCTTCAGAAGAGAAATCATCTTCCATAGATTCACCAAGCTTAACTAGATATTCTACATCAGAGTTGTCATCGGTTAAATGAATATTATCACCGTCTTTTTTTACGATAATTCCATCATTTTCACCCATAGCTTTAAACACTTTCAAAATTTCTTCGTCAGAAGCATCAGTTAAATCTATTGGATTTTCGTCTGAATCCATATCCATGTCCATACCCATTTCAACATCGTCCATATCTACATTATCTGTATCTATGTCATCATCTTCAATGTCCATATCCATTTCCATTTCATCATTATCAGCATCCGTATCAACGTCTGCATCTATTTCAATCTCACCATCCTCGTCTTGCTCGGTTAGAGATTCTTTTACTAATTGACTGATTTCTTCTTTCATTGTAGATTGAAGTATTCCTTTTGCATTCTCGGCTATTGCTTCTTCAACTTGTTTCATTTGAATAAGAGCCTCTTGAACTAAAGATTTATTTTCTTTCATTTATTTAACATATAAATATGTACCGAATTAGAAAAATTCATTTCTAACCTGATATCATGTTTGTTTTTATTTACTATAAATATGTCCAAGCATAAAAAAAGTGGTAATTAACCACTTCAAATAATTTAATAAACAAAAAAAAAGTGGTCCGTAGACCACTTTAATTTATTCAATAACTTCATCAATTTTACTTTCAGAGACTGATGTAATTCTCCAATCATGAGTAAACCCTTCATACTTTCCTGTTACCTTGGCTTCTACATCCGTTACAGAAAACCCTTTTACAAGTTTCTCTTCTCTAATTTTCTTAATTTTACCAGTTGTTTCGTCAGGTAAATCATACTGAACTTTTGCTACAAAAAATTTTTCTTCCATACTGTTATTTATTTTCCCAAATAATCGTTCAATTTTTTCATTAAGTCAATTCCTTTGGTTTGAAATTCAGAATTTTCAGGTGATTTATATTTTTTTTCTTCTTCAATATTCTCGTCATACTTACTTCTATCCTCAGCATTACTAAATAAATAAGCCCCAGGAGTTGATGGAGATGATACCAAATCAAAACAAATTAATTCAAAATCATCTTGAACTTCATTTCTTTCACCTACTTTTTTTAAGGAACCTACCCCTCTTGAAGATACTCCCATTGTTACACCTTGTCTCATTAGATTAGCGGCTTGGTCTCCTTTGGTGGATACAATACCTCTCTCGTGAAATCCTGGTGAGGTTAACAATTTAAGTTTACCCATCAGAATGTTTGCTTCCCACCATATATCTGTGATAATGTGAGCTACTCGGTCTAAGTCAATTAAGGATGACTCAGGGTGATTAAGTTCTGATGTTGATAAACCTTTGGCAATTGCCTTCTTGTAGTTCTCAGCTTCTCTTTTTAATATCCTTTCAGGATAGAATCTTCCATTTCTATTTGGAGTGTCATATTTTTGTAACACCGCATAAAATTCAAATGGATTTCTATAATCTAAAGTTGCTGCTTCCTTTAACATTATGGAATTACGAACATCTTTAGGAGAAACCCAACCTGCGTCTGTTTCAATTAATATACCGTGACCAACTTCATTTGCTTCTAAAATTCTTAACTTTTTCATTAATACTTTTTATGATAAATATATCAATCAAGTATCTTTGTTAAATTTTTTTCTCTTTTGAAAGTGAAAAATCAAAGTATTTATTTTCAATTACATTATCTCTGACAATATTTTTTATAATTTTTTTAATAGATTCCTTTATTTCTGAAGATTTAAAATCCATTTCTTGATTGGTATATAAATTAACTTCTAAGTTAAAAAATGATTTTTTTCCGTGTAAAATACCACTTGTTCTTAAGTCTAAATCTACAATACTTGTTTCTTTAAAAAGATTAGAATCAATTGAGTTAAATACTGAATGTTTAATTTCTCTATTTAGATTACCCACGACCCGATTCCAATTGTCGTGTTCAAATTTGGGGGAAACCCAAGATTGGATGTTTATGTACAGGGATTTAAGATTCTTAGAATCTACAGTACCATAGACCGATTTTATCGGACTATACAGATTTAACTTTACACTTTTGCCTTTTTTCATTAAACTTCATTGATATCAATGTTTATTTATTTAGTGAAAAAATAATACAAAATAATACCATTGTCAAAAAAAATTCAATAAATTAAAGTATTTGTATAATATGTTAGTAGTAAAAATAAATAATGGTGACCTTAGTAAGGCGTTAAAAACTTTAAAATCTAAAGTTATCAAAACTAAACAGAATCAAATGTTATTTGATAAAAAAGAATTTGTAAAAAAATCTGTTGCAAAAAGAAGCCAAAAATTAAAGGCAACTTACATACAAAAAATAAGAACTTCCTTAGATTGATTCTTCTAAGTTTTTTAACTTAAGAAAATTTAATTGGTCAAACTTTTCGGACTTTAATCTATCAATAGTTTCAGACAATTTTGTTTTTAACTCAAATTCCTCTTCTTTTTCTAAGATTGAATTAAGTTTACATATTGCACTTTCTCTAATAGTTTCAAATTTACCCTCAAGAGATTTTGTGTCTTCAGACATTAATTGAATAAATTCTTTTTTTGTTGTTTCATCTAAATTATCCACAAAATTACTTAAAGTTTGATTTGCAATACTAACCATAGATTTTAATGGAAGATTAATTGATTCTTTAACAATGCTGGTTTTAGAAACTAAAACACTTGTGATGTTCTTTTTAGAATTAATTCTTTCTAATAAGTTTAATTTATTAGTATAAACAAGAGTATCAATGTCAGAATATTTGTTCTCAATGTTTTCCGAAATAGTACTTGGTAATTTAATGTTCGGTAATAAATTTTGGATTAAACTAATACCTTCCTCTAAGAAATCCTTAGCGTCAGATTCATTTAGTCCTTGAGGAGTATTCAATTGGTCGTATAAAGAATACAATTTAGACATATTTTTGTTATTCAAAACATTATGTTTGAATTCTTTTAACAATTTCTTGAATTCCTTTTCATCTTTGTAGGATTCAAAAAGATTATTTTCAATTATGGATTTGATTTTTCCGAACGTCATTTTAAGTGTGGTTTCAATATAAATATTATGAGTTTAATAACTTATCCAATTCTTTTGAAATTTCTCCTAAAGAATCTTGTCCTTGTGATAAATTTAAGAATCTTGAGTTCTCACCAAAATTACTTTCTAACAAAATATTCATATTAGCAATCTTAGATTCTGGTGTTACCTCACCTCCTGCTGGCGGTGGTGGTACCTCTCCTCCTTCAGGTGGTAATGGTGCTTCTCCTCCTGCAGGCGGAGGTGAGCTAAATGCTTCCATTCCTGTTGCTCCTCCTTCTTCACCTCCTCCTGTGGTTGCAGTTGCGGTTGCAGTACCTCCTGAATTATTACCATATAATTTATCAATATTATCAAATAAACCTGTTTTGGTGATAACGGTAGGAGTTGCTTTAAGTTCTTCTCCAACAGCTCTTTCAATTCTTTGTTGTTGTAAATCTAATCTGATTTCTTCGTCGGACCAATTAAAGATATGTTTTTTAGCCCAAGTTGAAGATGTTGCTTGAATACCGTTTCCTGGGTCGGCAACCAAATCTTTATATAATAACACTTTTTCTTTCCAAACGTCAATCTTTAATAAGTCTGCTTGGGTAGATGGATTAGATAATCCTAATGTAAAGTTTTGTAATTCGTCTTCAAACCCTAATAAAAATAAGTGAACAATTGCAATCTTATTAAGTTCAGCAATCATACTTTTTTGAATTCTGTTAATTGTACGAGCAAAACGAATATCTTGTAATGATAAGTTTTTACCATCACCAACAACTTCCTCAAAACCTAAAAATGCTTTAGGAACACGAAGAGCCGTTAATAATTTCTTTTGGATATATTCTATATCAGCAATCTCTGATAGGTTTGTTGCTCCTGGTAATGTTGTAATTGGGTCTGGTGCTGCTGGGTCACGAACAGGAATAAAATAATCTTGGTCAACAGCCATTTGGTTGAATCTCATATCCACATTACCTGTCTTTGAATCTACAACTTGTTCTCTTTTAAACTTATTGGCAACACGATTAACATACGCTTCAACATCATCGTCATTCATATTACCTACGAATACTTTGAACATTCTTCTTTCAGGTGCTCTTGAAGTTCTATAAATTAACATCGCATCTTCAGATAATAATAATTGTTTCCAAATACGTCTTGCCTTTTCTAACATTGAAGTACCATAAGGAAGTTTTCTATCGTCACCCAATAATCTAAAGTGACCGACTTCCCACGATTGGAACTCCATATTTCTATTTTTCCAAGTAAAGTGAAGAGCTTTTTTGTTCTCGTCTTTTTCTAAGGTGATATCTGTGGTAATTCTTGCACTAACACCAATTTCGTGACGTTCAATTTCAATTGTCGGTAATTGTTGACAACCAATAATACCTTTTTCAGGGTCTAATTTTAAATAGATAAAATTATCACCATACTTACAAGTATTTCTTGTCCACATCGGTAGGTTGGTATTAATATCTAAGTTATTGTTAAATAAATCCGCTAATACTGATTTTATACGTTTTGATTCAGAATAAATTTGAAGAATAAAACCATCTTCGTTTGTGGTTGTTGATTCTTCTGCATAAATGTCTAATGCTGCAGAAATCTCAGGGGTATACTCCATTGATTCGTAATCATATTGAGCGGATAACCTTGACGGTTCATAATAAATCGCTTGGGAATATAAATTGTTTTCAACCTTTGCCCATTGATTTGTTAAATAAAATGTTTGTTGTGCTTGAAGTTTTTCTCTTTCAAAATCGTCACGATTTGTTGTACGTAGAAGTTCAGTTTTGTCAAACTTAAATGTAGGATAATCCTGTTTTAATAATGAGTTTGGTCCAAATGTTTTGGACAACCTCTGCCATACTGTTGAATTATTATCGCTCATACTCTAAATTTACTAATTACCTTGATAATATAAATAGTTAGCGAGCACCAAATAACCATCCATATTTTTGGTAATCGGCTTTAGTAGCTGCACCATTATTGTTCAAAGTATTATCTCTACCCATTTGTGGTATCAATGGGTTAAAGAATTCTGATGAATTTTTATTTTCATTTACCGTAGTCGCCCAAGAATTTATCATAGCCTTTGTATGATTGGTTACTTTCTCTAAAGATTGAAAAGATTTTTCGGCAACATACAATGCCATTGAAACCCCCATGATACAGTCGTCGTGATGATTTTTTTGATGGTCAGGTCTTCCGTTAATATAAATGAAAGTATTCATTTCATTATACAATCGGTTTGAATACACTTTAAATCCGTGTCTTACATTTTCTTCAAATGCGGATATGATTTGAACTCTTTTTGAGTTAAAGTTAATCCCCGGTATTTTGTCGTTAATTTTTGGGTCCCATTTCCATTTATTCGTGGTATCAACATTATCAACATATAAACCACCTTGATAACTTAATTCTTGGAGTTTTCTTGCCGTAGAAATACCCATACCCCCCGTGATATCAATAACACAATAGGCGTTATACATTGTTCCCCACTTATAAGCAATCTCTGCCAATACATCTGGTGGAACCTTGGCAACATATTCCAATACCTGTTCTCTTTCGTCAAAATCGATGATTTGAATACACGAGAAATCCTCAGAGTCACCACGGGATACATCCACACCCATAACATACTTATGTCCGTTTACAGGTTCTTTAAATATCCATAACGAACCACCCATCAGTTTAGCTTGGGGGTCACGTAATGTGTTTTTGGCAATATCTTGCATCAATTCAGATTCAAATACGTTATCACCTGAACCTAAGAAGTCACACTCTAACTCCTGAGCAACCTTTCTCCTATCAAATTTTAACTTTTTAACCATACCCTCAAACCAAGATGAGCATGGTTTATATCCTTGAGCAATATAGTCGGTTACAACTGAATGGTCTCTTTCATATGGGTTTTCCATAGATAAATCAATCACATCTTTAGTTGTATATTCTTCTCGATTTAATAGAAAGTGAACCAAATCATTAGTTTTAACCATATACAAATCTTTTGTATATCTTGGGTCACGATACCAAAACATCTCAGATATTTTGAAATCGTTCATATTTCTTAATGATTGGTCGTAAATCTCATAATAAATTGCATCGTATCCGTTTGGTGTGGATACAACAATAACTTTACCACCCGTAGATAGTGAAGCCATACAGGCAGACCAGAAATCTCCGTCTGCTTCAATAAACGCCGCCTCGTCAAATATAAGGATTGTTGGAGTATAACCCCTCAAAGCATCCTTTGATGTTGCAACGGCTTTAACTTCACAATCGTTAGTTAACTTAAAATGTCTTTGTGAATTTTTTTCTTTTGAGAACCCTATTCCGACCCATGGAGGCCATTGTTCTGTAAAGTTTCTAATTTTGTTAGCCATCTCGACGGATGTATCTAACTTATTGGCAATGATTAGGATTTTTTCGGGTTTGTTCTTTTTGGCAAACACCAATTTTTTTGATGCCCATGCAGCGGTAACTGTTGTTACACCCGCCTGACGATACTTTAACGCAATATTTTCATTGAATTTATCGTAATCATCTATTAAACTAACTTGGTCGGGGAATAAGTCCAAAGGGACATATTTGGATACGGTATTATCGTATGTTTGTAAGTAGGTACGAAGTGCATAAGGAGTATTCCTCATACACTTCGTAGCTTCAATTATTAATTGTTCTTTATTCACAAAGACATTAGTCCTTTGGAGGTAGTATTATGTTTAAAGACCCTAAGAAATCTTCAAAACCATCATCATCATTATCAGAGTTAATATTTTCCTCTTCTTTATAACTCTCAAACTCTTCTTTCATTGTCATAGCTTCTTTCATAATTTCCTTAAATTTTGAAGTTGCTTTGGCAACATTAGATGGATTTTTATCGTCAATTGCATTTCCCATAAGTTTCAAAAACTCTTGAGCTGGTATTTGATATAATAAAGTTCTAAAAAAGGGTGATAACCCTTTATTTTTTTCTTCAAATAATTCATTTGGTAATGCCATTCTGAATTTCTCCACAATTGGAGGTCCAATTCTTAATTGCATTGGTTCATTAGGTAAAGTATCAGTTTGACCTTTAACTTTTTCACGCATTACTGGGTCTTGTGATTGTCCGTGTCTACCTACAGCGGCTTCAAATCCTTTAACTAATTCATGACATAAAATTGGAAAAATTAATCCTGTTGCAATAATTTTAGTATCAGGTTGATATTCACCTTCTTCACCACCTTCATCTTCATCGGCGTCGTCCATTTCAGATTTACCTGCAACACCTTGACCAGTTTGACTCATCATTTCAATCATTTGTTCCATAGTAAAATACATGAAATCATTAATTGCCATAATACCCAAATAATCTCTATATAAAGAAGGGTCAATTGCATCTAATTGTGCTTTAACTTCAGGTTTTTGGAAAAGGAAATGTCCTTTTTTTGCAAAACCTTGTATCATTGCATTAATAATATTTCTCTTATGTTTTTCTAATTCAAAAATTTCTTCATCAGTTAAATCTTCAACATCAAATGACGGTATTTCAAAGGAATCTTCTTTTTCTTCATCGTCATCCTCTTCTTCTTTATCATCTTCAGGTTCAAGTCTAAAATTATCCGCATTTGGCATACCTAAACTAGCCTCAATTTGATACCAATCTCTATCCGCTTCAGTTTCTTCTAAAGAAGCTTCAATTGCCAATTCAATTAACTCGTCGGTATGAGCACTTTCAATTCTCATTACGTTAGAAAGTTTTCCCATCATTTCTTGATAAACCATTCCTTGTACTTGTTTAGAACTAAGGTCTTGAATACCAGTAACTTGTCTTAATTTGTTTGCAACTTCTTGAAACCTACCACTAACTAATCTTTCTACATCAGCAGGACCATTTTTCAATGCAGGGTTATTAGCATATATATTCTCAGGACTACCCAATTTTCTTTCTAAATTTGGGTCCATTCTTTCGGGAGTATTCCCGTAATCTATTTGTTCATTAAATCTTTTTGCCATATTTTATTTTTCTATTAATTTCATAATTGCATCAATAATATTATCCTTTGCCTGTTCAGGAGAAATTGCTCTTGGTGCTTCCTTTTCACCTGGATGTGGATTTTGACCTGGATGAGCAGGTCTTGTTCTTGGTTTTGTTGTAGGTTTTGTTATCGGTTCTTTTACAGGAGCAGTTGTTGATTCTTTAGTTTCACTTTTTTTTGCTCTTGGAGCTTCCTTTTCACCTGGATGTGGATTTTTACCAGGATGAGCGGGTCTTGTTCTTGGTTTTGTTGTAGGTTTTGTTATTGGTTCTTTTACAGGAGCAGTTGTTGATGTCTCCGAAATAACTTTTAATAAGTCACCTTTTGTAATTCTAGGGGGTAAATGTTTTTCCACGATTTTTTCTATTTGAGATTCTAGGAACAAAGATACGGGATTTTTTCCTTCTTTCAATTGTTTTTTTACAGACATTACACATCTTTCCCATTTTCTTGATTTTTTAGGACCAACTTGGGCGTGGCAAATAGCCCAAGGATTTGGACCACTTTCATTTTCTTTTTCAAAGATACCCATTCCATCATCTGTTGCATCTGGGTCTTGGGTTACATTTAATGTGTCATCTTCCTCAAGTTCTTTTTCAGTCATAGTAACATTAACTCCTTGAGAATTTAAATTTTTAGCGATTTGTGATGCCGCAGGATTTTTACTACTAACCATTGTAGTACCTTTAGATTGTTCCCCCAATAATTTAGAGTGTAATAAATCAACTTGTGATTCGGTTAATTTACTAACTGTTTTTGAGGATAATCCTTTTTCAATTAGTTGTAATGCTTTTCTATTAATTTTCATATACCAATTTTTTTTCAAATTCTAATACCAAATCTCTTTCGTATAGTTTATCTTTAATTTCTTCTTCAGTGTTTCCAAATCTAAAAACAATTCTTTTTTGTTCTTCAGATTCTTCTGTCTCCCATGCTAATGCGACAACATCATCCATTGAGTCTATCATACAAAAAAAATCGGAGTTCTGAATTAATTCCAATTTTAAATCGGTATTTCTCAGGACCCCTACTTTCTTAATATATTGTATTTCAGGTGGAGTTGGATATCCATTGGAAGGTTTGTTATCCCAACTGTCTCCCCAAACATCCAAACTATCTGAAAAAATGAATTCATATAAATTATCTCCCTTATAGTTAGGACCTAGTCCATTCACATAAGTTAAATAACTCATAAAATTTCTCCGTTAGTTGTAATTCTTACTTGACCTGATTTAGTTTCAAAAACTAAATTCTTTTTATTAGTAACTCCAACAAATTTAGAATTAATATTTTTTTCTAAAAATCTTTTAGCAGCCAATTCTTGTTCAATAGTTTCAGTCATTTTAACAACTGATTCCATAATTTGATTAACAACCGCTTTTTTCTTTGAAACTTCTTGAATTTGTTTTTCTTTACCTTCTCTAATTTCTTTTTTTGAAACCTCAAAATATTTTGAAATTACTTTGTCAACTTTTGATTCACCAAAGATGCTATCAAAGATTGACCCGTTACCGTAATCCATTTCTTCCATTTCAGATTCAACTGGAACGTCCATATCTGCTTGAATATCTTCAACTTCAGTATCGTCAGTCATATCTTCACCGCCCATATCATCAGACATATCTTCACCTTCCATGTCATCTTCTTCAAATTTAGACATAATATCTTCTTTATCTTCTTCTGATAAAGAACTTAACTCTAATGAAGATAATACCATATTGATAACATATTTAATGTCTTCAGATGTCATTCCTTCTTGAGAATCAAGGGTTCTAATTTTTTGAGTTAGTTTACCTGTAAGTTTTTGAATGGTTTTAAATGTAACTGTATCACCTTCATCTCCTGTTGGCTCTTCAATTTCAACATCAGTTTCAACGTCCATATCTTCCATTCCCATATCTTCCATTCCCATATCTTCCGTTCCCATATCTTCCATTCCCATATCTTCTCCACCTTCAATTGGTGATGGAGGTAATTCAGGACTTGGTACCGCTGGCGGTGCAGCAGGTGGTGCCATAGGAGCCTCCATTTCAGGAGCTGGTGCTGGTTTTGGAGTTTTTAAGGTAAATCTTTTTTGTTCACCGTATAATGAAACACCTTCCTCATTTTCGTTGAGTCTGTTTAACTCTCCTGCCACAAGGTTTAATCTTTTAAATGCCTGTGAATATGAAGAATAGTATTTTCTGTTCTTCATTGGTTCAAGATAATCAGTTTCTGATTCAGAAATTGTTTTCTTAATAATATAACCTTGTCTTTCTTTGACAATTTCATATTTGTTTCCATCAGCAAGAGATATTGAATACTCTGACTTTGCATTTTCATTTATAGTTTGTGGAATTATTTCTTTAAATCGAGCAATTTCCATAATTCTTTTTATTTTATCATCGCCTGTTAGTTTTTCACTACCAATTGGTTTTAAGTTTGACATATTATTTGTTATTTTGTTTTTTTAATTATTTAATCCGTTAAATCCACCTAATGTGATTCCGTTTAATTGTGCATATGGTACTCCATTTGCGTCTGTGAATATTGGGTGAGGTGCTGTCGTACCTGATGGATTCATTTCTGTTCCTCCACTAACATTACCTAACATTGCAATAGTATACTCGTATTGTACGTCAACACCAATTCCTGAAAAAGGATATTGTGATGGTGTAGGTGTTGGGGTTTTAGTGTTAGTTGGAGTTACTGTTGGAGTTACTGTTGGAGTTGAGGTTCTAGTTGGAGTTACAGTTGGAGTCGCCGTTTTAGTTGGAGTTACTGTTGAAGTTACTGTTGGAGTTGCCGTTTTAGTTGGGGTTATTGTTTGAGTTGGTGTTGTGGTTGTTGTTGGAGTATTTGTTGGCGTTTTAGTTGGCGTTGTTGTTGTAGTAGGAGTAACCGTCGAAGTTTGAGTTGATGTAACTGTCGGTGTTGCGGTTTTTGTAGGAGTAACTGTTGGTGTTGCGGTTTTTGTAGGAGTAACTGTTGGTGTTGCGGTTTTTGTAGGAGTTACCGTTGAAGTAACTGTTGGTGTTGGTGTTGGTAATGGACATGTTCCGATTGAAGTATAAGTTCCATTACCTAATATAATAGTAATTTCTTGACCACAGTTAATTATTGTCTGATAGGCTCCTACTTGAACTTGGTAATTAAAACCATTGCAATCTTTAACAATAAAAGTGGTATTACCTGACCCCCCGTATAATTCATATGTTTTACATACATTAGGCGTATTACTTGGAGTTACTGATATTGTTGGAGTAACTGTTGGTGTAGGTGTTTGTGTTGCAGTTTTTGTTGGTGTAACTGTTGGCGTAGCGGTTTTTGTTGGAGTTGGTGTGGGTGTTTGACTTGATGGTGTAACTGTTGGTGTTGGAGTCGGTGTTGGTGTTGGATTTGCAGATAAACAAGTAGAACAATCAGTATAATCTATTGACATGGTTGCAACCGTGTCTGCAGCCGTAGCAGGTTCTGCATTATCAATAATATCATAACATCCTGGTGCTGTTGCTCCATTAAATGTTAAATAATAATTACCATTTACCGCTGGTAATGCTGAACTATTAAAGTCAACTAATATTGATGCTCCTCCCGAACAAGGACCTATAAGATATGTTACTAATGCCATTTTATTTTTCTAAATAAATATATGATTTATACGAATAATTTAACTAATCTTGAATTGTTCTTTCAACTGACAATTCTTTATCCTTAATTTTAGTTTTTTCATCAAAAAGTTTTCCGATGTGACCTGACCTTCTTAGATACTTGAAAACCAAATTTTCATAAGAAAATTCACCATCTTTTTCTAATCCTGATTGTCTATAGTCCTTTAACTTATCTTTTAATTTTTTTAACTTTTTGGTGTCCCCATCAACTTTAGATTCCTCAATTGCATCATCAATTTTATCTGTCCAACTTTTTATTTTGGTTTTTAAAACAGACATATCAATATTTTTATGAGTTTTTGTTGGAACGTGTACCCATTCATCATTCATAACGGAATATACTCCATCACTATTTGCCTCATCAGACGCAGGTTGAGCATAAACCTCAACATCGTATCCGAAGATTTTGATGTTGTGTTTGTCATTAAAAAGTTTTTTCTTTAAATCAAAAAGTTCTTTATAAAGTTCTTCTTGTTTTCCGTATCTTTCAAAATCAACAATAACGTGTAAGTCAAAGTCAGAGAATTCTGACCAATTGAAATTTACTAAAGAACCCATAAAAAAAATATCTTCAACAAAAACATCTTCGCCCAAATCTTCAATAAACTCTTCAGCAATACGCATAAGAGCTTTTCTAACCTTTGGAACCATAGTTGCCTTTTTGGGGTCTTCAGAATTTTCCCAAACTTTTGGGTTTAAAGTATCCTTTATTGAAAAGCTATCAAGAATTTTTTGAGAATTATTCATCCTTAATAAATAGTAGGATGCTTACACTTTTTTATATGGATATTTTTTTGCAATATCTGTGGTAAAAAATTTACCTTGTGATTCAGACATTCTGAATTTTGTATAAACCTGATGAGGAACATCATCGTATTTGTATTTTATACCATTATTAAATTCAACAACCAAATCTTTTGTTTCGGTATCATATTCTGTTGCTTTAATGTTTGACGATTTAATTTCGTTTTTAATCTTCGTCCCAACGATTTCTTCTTTTAATATTGCCATTTTCTTTTTCTTTAAGTGGTGTTAATTCATCTACCTTTTTCATTAATGGTTGCATGTAATCCATAAACTCAGTAAAAGTAGTATCAAAACCATAATCATTAACTCGTTTAAATAAAGCTTTTTGTGAATCACCAAATTTATGAAATAAAGTCATCATCTTTGGAGTATATATTGGTGGTTTTTCTAAATCACTTTCACTGAACCCCAACTCTTGGAATTCCTGTCTTAATTCAAGGTAGATTTCAAGTAATTCTTTAGCTCCTAATGTATAGTTTAAAAATTTTTCGAAAGGTTTCATACATATAAATACAAAACCCCCACGATTTAGTGAGGGTTTTAATTTAAGACTTTAAATTTTTTAATTCGTCTCTGAGTTCAATCGCTCTTTCAAAGTTTTGAGTTCTGATTGCTTGGTTTAATTCAAGCTCAAGTTTTTCAACCTCCTTTTGATTTACTTCCAAGTTTTTCAATTCATCTCTCAACTTAACAGCGTCTTCAAAATTTTCATCTTCAATTGCTTTGTTAAGTTTCATTTTTAACTCATCCTTTTTAGTTAAGGATTTATCAAAAAGTTCTGATAAATCAAACACTTTTACATAACTGGTTGTTTTATATGAACCATCAGGTGATTCATAACTTTTTTCCGACCAATCGGTTTTATGGAAATCTTCCATCATTTTTTCATAATGAGCCATTAGCTCGTCTAAATTAAAGTTTCTTCTTCTTCCAAACATATTTTTTTGTTTTACTAAGTTTATTGATTATCTTTGTAGTCATCAAATCTTATTCCGTTGATAAATATACGATAAGTTTTTATAAAACATATGTCATATTGTCATAAGAAAAAATATTATCAGACAATTTGACAATATATTTGGAAAAGAATAATTTTTGATGTTATTTTGTAGAATAAAAATTTATATATCATATGAACGAATTAATGGACGACGACGACAAAGCAATGGGTAAAAAACAAAAATCAACCGCAGAATCTAATACACCCGTTTTAGATAATTTTAGCAGAGATTTAAACAAACTAGCAGAAGCTGGTAAACTTGACCCTGTGGTTGGTCGTGATAGAGAGATATTAAGGATAGCACAAATCCTGTCTCGTAGAAAGAAAAACAACCCAATTATCCTTGGTGAACCTGGTTGTGGTAAAACCGCACTTGTTGAAGGTTTGGCAATTAAGATTGTGAATGGGGAATGTCCTCGTAATTTGGTTGACAAACGTATTGTTAACCTTGATTTAACTTCGGTTGTTGCTGGTACAAAGTATCGTGGACAATTTGAAGAAAGAATGAAGGTGATTATTGAGGAGTTACATGCAAACCCAAACATCATTGTGTTTATTGATGAAATTCACACATTGGTTGGTTCAGGTAATTCTTCAGGTTCAATGGATGGTTCCAACATCTTCAAACCAGCACTTTCTCGTGGTGAACTTCAATGTATTGGAGCGACCACATTGGACGAGTTCCGTAAGAACATTGAAAAAGACGGAGCATTGGAACGTAGATTCCAAAAAGTAATTGTTGAACCATCAACTGTGGCAGAGACAATTCAAATTCTTAAGAATGTTCGTGATAAATACGAAAATTTCCACAAGGTGAATTATAGTGATGAGGTTATTGAGACTTGTGTTAAGTTGGCAGACCGTTACATCACCGACAGAGAGTTCCCTGATAAAGCGTTTGATATCTTGGATGAGGTTGGAGCAAGAATGCAAACCGACTTAAAAGTTCCTGAGGTTATTGAGGAGTTGAAAAAGAAGGCTGCCGAGATTAAAGTCCAAAAATTAGAAGTAGTTAAAAAACAGAACTACGAACAAGCAGCAGAACTTCGTGATAAGGAAAAGAAATTGTTAATTAAACTTGAACAAGAAAAGTTTAAGTTTGAAGAACAGATGTCTAAGGAAAAACAAACTATCCTATTGGAACACGTTTATGATGTTGTTTCAAACATGACCAAAATCCCCGTGAATAAGATGAGTGTTGACGATACCAAAGCATTGTTAGATTTGGATAAAAACTTAATCGGTAAAGTTATTGGTCAAGACGCGGCGGTTATTAAAGTTGCAAAGTCAATCAAAAGAAATCGTTTAGGTATCAAGGACCCTAACAGACCAATCGGTTCATTCATATTCTTGGGGTCAACAGGTGTTGGTAAAACACTATTGGCTAAACAAATCGCAAAAGAAATGTTTGGTTCTGAAGATTCACTTATCCGTGTAGATATGAGTGAATACCAAGAGAAACACACAATCTCTAAATTGGTAGGAGCACCTCCAGGTTATGTGGGTTATGAAGAAGGTGGATTGTTAACTGAGAAAGTTAAAAACAAACCATACTCAGTAATCTTATTTGATGAGGTTGAAAAAGCACACAAAGATGTGTTCACCATCTTACTTCAAATCTTGGATGATGGCCACGTAACCGATAGTTTGGGTCGTAAGATTAACTTCAAGAATACCTTGATTATCTTAACTTCAAACTTGGGTGTTAAAAAACTACAAGATTTTGGAACAGGTATTGGTTTCTCTTCTAATACATACAGTAATGAGGAAGCTAAGAAACAAATGTTGATGAAGGAAATGAAGAATTTCTTCTCTCCCGAATTTGTAAACCGTATTGATGATACAATCGTGTTTAATTCACTATCTCAGGATGATATCAAGAAGATTACCGATATTGAATTGAAGAAGTTGGTGACTCGTCTTGTAGATATGAAATACAACATCAGTTATGATGATACCTTGGTTGAGTATTTGGCTAAGATTGGTTATGATGAAATGTATGGAGCTCGTCCACTGAAAAGAGCTATCCAAGATAAGGTTGAAGACTTATTGTCGGAAGAAGTTCTAACAGGTAAGTTGATTGAGGGTAAAAATTACCTCATCAAAGTAGTGGATGAAAATGTGATAATTCAAAAGAAAGGACGATAATTAAGAAAGGGAGAATTTATTTCTCCCTTTTTTTATATTTATTATTTGATGAAGGAATTAATTAAAAGAATAATTAAAGAAACCATTAAAGATGGTAAAGTTTTCTGTGACAATTGTCCTTGGTCTTGGGATTTATCTGCAGGTGGTAAAGACAAATACATTTGTCATGAATGTGGTCACGATAATACACCAAAACAAAAATCTAATTTAAATAGATTATTAGAAAAATTCAAAAATAATTTTCCTGAAGAACTCTCTCCAAAAGTTGATTTGATTGAGAAATTTGTTGTAGATTATATTCAAGATAATAATTTCACCGTAAAATTTATTAACTCTTGTTCTACAGGTTTTGGTGGTGTTAGAACTAAAGACCAAATTATTATTTGTGCTCCCAATGGTATGAGTACCCTTGGTGATTTAATATATACCATATTTCATGAAATAAGACATGAAGAACAAGTAGATAAAAATAGGTTGGGATTAGATAATCCGTTAACTGATTATGATTTAGAAGATTTTGAAAAGTTATCTAAAAAATATTGGGAATTAGAAATGGATGCTGATAGGTTTGGAAAAGAAATGATATCGAAACTTGTTATTAAACTTGGAATACCTATGGAAATTGCTAAAGAACAATTAAAATTGTCACCATATATTCAAAATTACCCGTTAGCTTCAAATATGATTATGTCATCTTTAAAACAAATTGTTAACAGTATTAAAGACATAAAAAAATCGGGTGGAGAATATACTGATATTCAAGACCACCCGATGGTAAAAAGACATTTAGATAAATTAGAAAATCTTATCTAAGTTATCTTCTTGTTCTCCAATCATATTTGGAGGCTTTCATATAGTGTAATTTGTTACCAAGAGATTCAATCATTTTTCTACCCATATCAATTCCGTTAAACACATCTTCAACAACAACATATTCGTTTCTTGTGTGGTAGTCATAATAACCAATTGAAAAGTTAATACAAGAGAAGTCAAATTTACCTCTTAAAGCGTAAACATCGGTGTAGGGGTGAACCATATACTTCATACTGTTATTATCCATACCTTCAGTCAAAACTTTATCACAAGCATCAAAGAATTCTGTTTCTCTATTAAATAAAACTTGACCAAAACATTTTTCGGTAATCATCCAATTCTCAGGTGCATCAAATTGGATTCCATATCCAACATTGGTGAAAAATTCTTCACTCGCCTTAAGTGAACCATGACAACCTGTTTCTTCGGATACAAAAAACGCCGCTTTGATATTTGGTAATTCACTTAATAAGGTTAAACAAGCAAAAACACCACATTTATCATCACCACCAATACCAGTTGGGTCTCCCATATCATTGTATGCTTTGTATGATAATTTTACTTGATTTTGAGCATTAAACAACATTTCTTCCATAATGTTAATGGTATCAATATTGTGGACGGTATCTGTGTGAGAAATAACACACGGGAAATAAAAATCTTCAGGTAATTCTGAGGATTCTTGTTTTGTTGCATATACGTTGTTGTGTTCGTCAACAAAGTGTTGAATTTTGTTTTCGGTTAACCAATTAACCAAAAACTCAACCATTCTTTCTTCTTGGTATGTCTTTGTCGGAACACTTAATACTTCCTTAAGTAATTCTAAATTTTTATTCATGGGACAAAGATAATAAAATTATCTTTAATTCCAAAATTAATCAAACAATTCTGGTTGATATAATAAATTGTGGAAATTTTCTTCAGATAATTTTAAGACTTTATTGTTACTTTTATCTGGTCCACTAACTCTAACGATAATTTTCATATCCTCTCTATCAAATCCTTCAATTCTAAACCTATTATTTTTTTTCTTTGGTAAAACATACCAAGTATTTAAATCAAAATTCTTAATAATTCTATTTCTAAATAATATAAAATCACCAATTGTATTTCCCTCCTCTTCGGCCGAGTTTTCTAAAATTTCTAAAATATCGTCAAATTGTCTACTAACACTATTATTAAAACTTGTATTATCGAAATATTCTGGGTCTTGAAACTCGTATGAATTTTCCATCCAACCACCAATTCTACTGTTAGAGTTATGTTCAACAATTTGTTTAATTAATGAGTTCGCATCTATTTTATAGATTTCCAATCTTGTTGCCCACATTAATAAATTTGCTACAGTTGTTTTAACCTCGTCATATTGTCTATAAACTTCAATTCCTGATTTTTCTAACACTTCATCAATTTCCTTTGAGACGGTATCTTTTGCCACTGAAAACATTTCAGAATTTTTTTCACTATGATAATCACTCAATATCCAATCCATTTGTTTTGGGAATAAATCAAGAAGATTTTTATTTAGATTTTCTCTATAATCTTCGCTTTCTAAATCAAATTCAAAGTTAGGATATACCACTTCTGCAATGTCTTTAAGTTTATCCATATTTTCCTTATCTAAGTCACTAAAAATAATATACCCATTTTTAAAATCTTCTTCTACAGTATATGAATCCATAAACTCATAATCACTATATGACGATGTTATCATTTTTAAAAACCAAACATCATCATCATCTAAATCCAAAAATGATAAAAACTCTTCATCGTTATCAAATTCAATAATAAGTTCACTTTGACCTGGAGGTTTATTGGTTAATATTCTTTTGATTGACGGTTCTGAATTTAACAATGCCGATTCATCAATTTTTCCTCTTGAGTATTCTCTTAATTTTTTAACAAACTCTCCAACTCCAACCAATTCATCAATCAAATCATTTTGATTTGGAAATGAATTTCTTAAATCATTAATATTAACTTGTCGGTCCTGAGCATCGTAAATCTCTTTAGTTCTATTTTCATCATTAACGTATAACGCCAATTTAGTATTATTTTTTTTGTTAATGAAATAATATAAATTACCATTTACTGAATATCTTTGAAAAAAACCTGAATTGTCTTTTGCCGCGGTACACCATTTAGTATTAGCGCCATAATAACAAGAAGCGGCATGTGATTTTGGTTTAACAACCAAAACTTCATCATCTTCATATAATTTTTCAGCGTTGGCTTTGGCCTCTCTTTCTATATCCCCTTCAGTTTTTCTACTATCAACAACTTTTATCAAGGTTTTTAAAAATACAATATTATCATATGAATTAATATCTTTTGGTGAATTTGCAATGTTTTCAACATTAATACTTTCTCCATATTTTTCTTCAAAAACTTCCTTTGTCTTAAAAATATCTTCTGGTTTTATCTTATCATAATTTTCATGGAACCAAGGAACTACAGAACCTAAATTCTCTTGAATTGCATCTTGTTGTGACATATTAAGACCACCCTTTTCACCTGAAACCTGAGGGATTATTCTTTCAAGTATTTTTGCAATATAGTCAACGTATTTATATCCTGTTGGGTCAACAGATAACATACGCTCCATAAATGGACCATCATATTCAAACCTCTGTTTAAGTCGTTTTAAAACGTCTTCTTTTTTACCTTCAATTATAATCACGAGCAGTTTTTAATATAAATACCAGTTTTATTTGGAATTTCAATATTTATTCTTACCTTTGTATAACAAATCACGGGTGGCTCCCTTAATAGTTAAGGCTGACCTTAAGCATCTGACGAAAGTCTATACAGGGGGTGAAAGTGATTTTTAAGTTCTTTAAATTATGGGGGTATAATGGTATTGATTGGCATTATTATTTATTTAGGGCACGTAGTGAGATGTTTCCTATCACTTTAATCTATGGTAATAAAAACTAAACGGCAACGTTTTAAACAAAATGGCTCTAGTAGGTCTTGTTAAGCAAGATGAGCTTGTATCAGTAGCGTAAGCTTTGGTATATTCGGGTCGGGGAGACGTTAACCTAGGAACAGGAGTCTCTATAGGGTGTGGTTTCTATCCTAAAAGAAACAAGTGGAGGATTAGTTCTCAGTAAACCGAACCACTTAAAAATAAGGGAATTGTGAATTTTGGAGTGTTAACAAACACTATCCTAAACGTGTAGTCCTGATTATTTAGAGTGAACAAGACGAGATTTCGACTATCTCTACCTCCACCATTGAAAATGGGGTCTTAATTGACCCCATTTTCTTTTATTAATTTTAACAAAAATTTAACATCTTGGTCTGACATATTATTTTTCATATAATTCATTGACCTTGAAATCCATTGTAAATTTCCTTTCTCATATCCTTTATTAGAGTCGATTCTGTCCAACGAGGCTGAAGTTATTGGGTCTTTTTTAATTTTTGAATACGAACTTAAAACTAAATTAATATTCAAGTAAGGACATTTACCTTCCTGTAATTCCCATAAATTTTTAAGGTCTTCAATTGTAATATCAACATTTTTATCTCTTTTTTTTATGTTACGAAAATGATATTTAAATTTAGTATATTCATCTTTTCTGTTTCCTGAATGTTTTGATATATCATAAGTTTGTTTTTCTTTAGGAAGATTTTTAACATTATTTTTCCCGACACAATATCTACTGCAAAAATTATCTCTATTTAATTTTTCATTTCTTCTAATTTCGGTGAGAGGTTTTTCAAAAATAACTCCACAATTTTTGCAAGTACATTCACCCATTTTATATTTTGTTGTTTTAATTCCCATATTGATAAATATATGGAGATGGGTAAAAAACTATGGAGGTGGATAAAAAATATTTATATGTTAATGGTATATTTATATACATGAGATTAACACCAATTCTTATACAAGAAGGTCGGAAAGAAGATTTACGTAAAAAATATTCATTTAAATTTAAAGAGTATCCTGAAACTTTGGATTTTATTTTTGGTATTTCGGATTTGGCAGATACTAATTTCAAATATGCTGACTTTGTATTAAGAGAGTTAGCTCCAAATGACGATGTAGATGAGATTGAAGAGATTGTAGAACTTGTTAAAGATTTTGATAGATTCAAACAATCGTTAGAGGTTAAAGATATTAACCAATATGATTTGGAAAGTTTACAAAGGGCAATTAAAAAACACACAGAATCTTCCAAATCGCAATCAAATAAATTTGACCCATCTGATGTTAAAAAAATATACGAAGATGTTAATGTTTTAATTGTTAGACCATTAACTCATAAAGCCTCTTGTAAATATGGTTCTGGAACCAGATGGTGCACAACACAACAAGACCCAAATTATTTCTTTAATTATACAAAAGAAAAACGAGCATTATATTATATAATTCTTAAAAAATTTGATATAAATAATAAGTTTTACAAAATTGCAATCTATCTTGAACCAAATGATATTACTTGGTATGACTCAACAGACCAAGTAATGACTGATAGGGAAATTGACGTTTTTAATTTAGGTGCTCCAAAGATAATACAAACAATCAAAGATGATTACACAAAATACCTACATAATATGGCGGTAGGATTCTTTGAAAACTTGTTTAATCCTGCAGCTTATGAATATCTTGATATTAGTAGTGCGTTTGGTAATATTAACCATAAAGTAGGGATTGAATATTTACATGCCAGCATTATTCCTGACAAACCAGGGTATGCAAAAATGGATATGAATATTTCGGTTGATGAAGAAAATATTGCACAATATACTGTTTTATTAAACTATGAAACAGGACAATTTATTTATTTTAATGTCGGTTTTGAAGATAACAACGAAATTAAACCTGATATTGATTTTAAATTTGATGATTTGGTATTTAAATTCCAATTTGGACTACAAAGATACAATTTAGAATCAGACGAAGACCTTAAAAGATATTTTGAAGAATTGTGTTATGACATTACAAAAAATCTTATTCGGCCTATGAAAAAAGTTCGTAAATTCACTATGTTAATTCATGACGGAAATATAACTTGGACTCCAAACAGAAGTAGTTATGGTTTTACATTTAAAGAAAATAAAGGTTTAATAAAAAAACTTGTTGATTATTTTGATTCAGGTTATGATAATGGAACCAAATTAGATTTCTTGGAATACATTGGATTATTAGATAAAAAAGTAATTAATGGAAAACCATATTACTCAAGAAAAGGTCAAAATGATTGGCATATTTCATCCAAATGGAGAGGTCAATATAGTGGTTTCTTTAACTCGGCAAAATTAGCTGGAATTATTGAATATACAAAAGATGGAAATCAGTTTATAATGAAACCAGGTCCAAATTTTGAAACGTTCAAATCAGGTGAATTAAAAGCTCTTTAAAAATTTCTTATTTAAATTTGGTTTTATAACTAGGTTTACATTATCTTTACTCTATGAAAGTAATATTTTTGGACCACGATGGAGTTATCTGTTTGTCAGAAAATTGGGGTAGCAGATACAAAAAAGCTCATAAATGGATGACTTATGGTAATATTCAAGAATATTCTCCTGACGCATTGAATGAACTAACTCGTCCAGTAAATGTTCGTTTTGACAATTTTGACAAAAAAGCAATTAAAGTTCTTAATGAAATTTTAGAAAAAACAGGAGCAGAAATTGTTGTATCATCCGATTGGAAAAATTGGGCAACCGTTGAAGAAATGGGAGAATATTACGAATCTCAAGGTATTATCAAAAAACCAATTGCATTTACCGACACAAAACTTTTAGACAACTACGATAACTTTCCGTGGAATCGAGAATTAGACTTAGAACAAACTCGTAGTTTGGAAATTGCCGAATATCTAACTGCATATAAATCCATTCTTAAATGGGTTGCAATTGATGATTTAGATATGTCACTGAGAAGAACTGAAGATGGTGAGTATAGTTGGGGGTTAAATAACTTTGTTCACACACCAAAAAGTAATCAGGGAATTAAACAATCAGGAATTAAAGAAAAAATAATTAAATTCTTAAATGATTAATGTTATGAAAAAAATCAAAACCATCATTAATTCTTTTATTGAGAAAAGAAAAAGAATAAATTTTAACAGAGAAATGAAAAGAATAGAATCTAAAGAAAATTTAGAATCACACTAATATTACACAAAAACATATAATAAAATGAAAAAAACACTATGTCCAAACAGGATTATTGAATTTAAAAAAGGATGATATAATATCTTTTGACCATAGAATAACAAACTCTAGTGGTTCAGGTACTGTCAATGTATCTTATGTTGATTCCTTAGGAAATGTAACCAATATTAAAACAATCACATACAATTCCGCAAATAATAATACGGTAACAGATACTGTTAAAGTAAATAATTCTAAGAGGGTTAGAGTTAGGTTTGAATTCACTAAATTGGGTGGTAATAATACTGCAAGATTTGAATTAAGTTCATTTAGTGCTGTTGGTTTAGTTCCACTACCAATTAAACCCACTATTCAAAGACCCAAACAACAAGTTGAAGTCATTGAAGATGAAATTTTAATATACAACATATTTGGAGTGTGTGTTTATGAAGGATATCTTTCAGACTTTTATAAAATTGGAGAAAAGGGTCAAATGTATTTCACAAACAAAAAGAAATTTATTGTTTATTAATTATTGATATTTCCATTTAAAACATAAAACCAACTTATAGTTGGTTTTTTTTTATTTAAATATAACTATTTATTATGTATGAGTAGTCAATCAAAAATAATTAAAGATATTTTATCCACATATGATACTATATTAGAGAATAAAAAAATATCTGAAGCAACTGATGTATATGACAATGTTGATTTTAAAGACAATATTGTTAAAAATAGTACTCCATCAAGGGATAATATTAATACATCTCTTTTACAAGATGTTCAAACTGCTGCAAAAAACGCTGGTGTTAAAGTTGATATCACAACTGCAGTTTCAGGTCATGACAAGGGTACGAGACATGAATCAGGTAATGCTGTGGATATATCACAAATTAACGGTAAAAAAGTAAGTCTATCAAATAGAACAGATGCCGATAAATTAGTTGCTGAGTTAGTTAAAATGGGGTATGTTAAAAATTCTGAATCAGGTAATCCTAAAGCAGTATTAACCTTTGGATTTAAAAACCATAATGACCACGTACACATATCAAATACATCAGGAAGTTCATCGTCAGGAAAATCATCATCAGGAAAGACATCGTCAAGTACAACATCTGGAAGTACTGAATATAATCCATATAATTATATTCAAAATATAGGTAAAGACTTATTAAATACCAATATAGGTAAATCATTGGTAAATGCAACTGGTTTAAGTGAAGGAAAGGTATATTCATCATTTGGTAAAAATTACATAACAAGAAATGGTGAAGTTATAATCCCAAAAGACGATAATAAAAAAATTAAAAGTCCTGTTTCAGGTGTTATTACAACATTTTTTTACAATAGTAATTGTAGTAATCAATTATTCATTAAATTTAAAGTCGACAACAACGATTTTTATTTAGAATATTGTGGATTAAAATCTATCTCAGTTAGAAGAGGAGAAACTGTTAATCAAGGAGATTTAATAGGTACATCAGACGACGACATTAGAGTTACATTATATGGTTCTAATGGTAATAAAAAATATATTGACACTAGATTAGAATCTAAAGAAAATAAACCTAAAAATTATACTGACAATAGTGATTTAAATAATGGGTTATATACTTCGGCGTATAGAAAAATCAGGGATACTTGGTTTAAAAAAGATAATGTACAAGAAAATATAGATAGAATTAAAGGTCTATTATAACAAAAAAACCCACAATAATGTGGGTTTTGTTTTTTAAGGACTATAGAAATGTTATTTAACTTCTACAGAATCAACAACAACTTTTGTTGAATCAGATACCACTAAAGTAGAATCACATGATGTTGAATCGCATGAAGTACCTTTTTCACAGGTTGATGTTGAGCTTCCACATGAAGCTAATGCTACGATTGCTAATAACGCTACGATTTTTCTCATAATTGTTTGTATTTTGTTTGTTAATATTTTGAATTATAAATATAAACAAAGATATGTGTTTTGTCAATTTTCTGTAAAAAAATATATTTAAAATAACCAAGAATTTACCTCAGATAACGACTTAAGAGTAACTTCATCCAACGACTTTAAAATATCCTCAACATTGTTTGGGTCTACACCACCGATTGACATTCTAAACCATCCAGGATTCTCTTTTGAACCAAAGTATTCAAATGGGACAACACCGATACTACACTCATCTATTAAGAATTTAGTATACGATTCCATTGATGGAAATGACACCGATTCCCCAAAGTAAATTGAGATGTATATTCCTCCTTCAGGTCTTTGACAGTCAATACGGAATCCTTTATTTTTTAATCCATCAATCTTATCACAAATTTTAGTTGTGATATCAGAATATTGTTTGGTTTTTGTTTTCACAAAGTTAACCGTCTCATCATAATCGTTTAAATACTTTGCAACGGCGTTTTGCTCAGGTTTTGGAGCCCAAGCCCCAATGTGTGAGAGAACCTCTGTCATCTTACCTATAATGTACTGAGGACCGAATACCCAACCCACCCTAACACCTGTTGCACATAATGATTTTGAAACACCGTCAACGCAAATTAAGTATTCACGAATTTCAGGGCATAATGTTAATGGATGAACAAATAAACCGTCAACAGTAATGTCGGAATAAATTTGGTCAAAGAACAAATAACAAGGTCTTTCATTATCACCCCTACGTTTGTTTTCCTTAACAATTACCTCACAAATACCTTTTAATGTTTCGGGGTTAATTACACGTCCTGTTGGATTCTGAGGAGAACAAATACATACCATATTCAATGACGTGATATTCTCTTCAATATCTTGAACTGTAGGAAAGAATGAGTTCTCAGGTTTACATTCAATGGGAATGGTATTCACACTGTGAAGAAATGAGTAGTGATTGTTATTCCAAGATGGAACAGGATAAAGAACGATGTCACCAAACTCAACAATTGATTTATAGATTGTGTAGATTAACGGACGAACGCCAGCCCCAATCAATATCTCATTCTCGTTGTAATCAATACCTTGTCTTTTTTTAAGGTATTCACTGACCGATTGTCTTAGATTCAATTGTCCTGACGATAATGGATAATTTGTTAAATTTTCGTTGTAAGATTCTATGATTAACTCTTTAAGTTTTTTGGGAATTGGGTTTATGTTTGAATCAAAATCACCAATGGTTAAGTTTTGAACTTTTCTTGTTTTTGAGATTTCCTTAATTTTTTGTGAGATTTTGATGATTTCAGAACCCACAATATTGGTTCCTACTAATGATAATTTTCGCATGTATTAAATATATATTTTTAAATTCTGTTTGTCAATTTTTTTGCGGAAGGTGAGGGGTTCGAACCCTCGCATCATTTATAGATGTACGGTTTAGCAAACCGCTGCGTTACCACTCTGCCAACCTTCCTTGTATTATTACTGTTCCAAAATGAATAAAAAAATAGAGTTTTGGAACACTAATAATTTTTTATCTTATTTTCCAGGCTCCGTTGATGTGTTTCTTCATTTGTTTACCATCGGCAAGGTTTCCGATTACAACACCATCTTTAATGGTAAACGCATGGCGATTAACAGTAACAATATAGGTCCCTACAGGATATCTTTTAATAAATGAACCCGTGGTTGTCCTCCTAAGAGTTTTCATACCTTTTACGGTTACATAATATAACATTGTATTATGTTCTTCGGTAACGATTTCAATACTTTTACCGTTAATTTGTTCGTTGTTTTTAGATAACAAGTTTATTGTGCTTGCAAATCTATAAACACCTTTTTTATTGTTTCTACAGAATTTTTCTTTTGTGAATTTGTGTGCAGAATCATAATCCATATCAGCTGCGGTTGCGATTGCTCTTACAACACAATCATTATCTTCAGATTTTGCAATTACAGATTCTGATATTCCTTTGATTACTTCTCTTGATGATATATATCCCTTATTCATGGTACAAAGATAAAGAAAAGATTTTAAACCGCAAAAAAAAATCCCACCGAATACTCAGAGGGATTTTACTTTAATGTATTTGTGTAGATTAAAAATAAGTTTGCTCAAAGTATAAAACTTGGAATTTGTCAGTTTTACTTATAAGATTGGATGCATTGATTAAATCATTGTATTCAACTACGGCATCTTTTTGAATTTCTCTTAATTCTTGTAAAAAGTCAAAAGTTGTGATATCATCAGAAAAAACGGTATGAGAATCTTGATTGTATGCTTTCATTAAACTTAATTCCATTGTATATGCACCATATACGATTTCAATTAAACCTGTGAATGTATGTTTTGGATTTGCAGCTGGAATTTGGGGGATAATGTTAAACCCTGTCATATAATCTTCAATTTTCTTTGCGTGGGTTAATTCATCCAACGCTTCACTTTCAAAGAATGCTCCTGCTTTTTTGTAATTAGCATCGTTACACCAATTAGCTGCCGCTCTATAGAAATAATGTGCGGTATATTCATCTTTAATTCTATCAGTTAATAGTTTAACTGTTTTGTCCGATAATACATATAACTTAGGTTCTTTAGATGAACTTAGTTTATTTTCACCAGACTTTTGTTCATTCAACTTAATAGCTTTGAACAATTGGTCTCTTGTCATTGTGATTTTGTCTTCCATAACTATAAATACTACGAGTAATGAAAAAAATTGTAGCGACGGAAGGAATCGAACCTTCGACTTCTCGGATATGAGCCAAGTGTTCTTCCACTGAACTACATCGCCATTTTTGTGGTTTTGAAAGGACTCGAACCCTCACTAAAAAATCCGTAATTTTACGTGCTATCCGTTACACCACAAAACCATTGTTATCCCTTAAGGATTCGAACCTCAATTCATTGGCCCAAAACCAATTGTCCTGCCAATTAGACGAAGGGATAATTTTTGTGGGAGCAGTAGGACTCGAACCTACGAACTCAAAAGAGGGGACATTTACAGTGTCCTGCCATTGCCGCTAGACGATACTCCCAAATAAGTTAAACTAACACCCTGACTCCTTTCGAACTTTGGGGGCTCGTATCATTCATTCTGTGTTAGTTTTGCACGCCTGATAGGAATCGAACCTATAACACCTGGTTTTGGAGACCAGTGCTCTACCAATTGAGCTACAGACGCGTATTTGAGGTCGGTACAGGAATTGAACCTGTGTAGATAGTTTTGCAGACTACCGCCTAAACCACTCGACCAACCGACCTTATTGTGACCCCGCCAGGATTCGAACCTGGGACTCCCTAGTTAAAAGCTAGGTGCTCTAAACCAACTGAGCTACGAAGTCAAATTGTTGTCACGATAGGATTTGAACCTATGACCGCTTCCGTATCAGGGAAGAACTCTACCGCTGAGTTACGTGACAATTTATTAAAATCAATTGTGGGTTTCCATTTCCACTCCGACAACTTCAGTCAATGTGATTTGTGGTAGTGTACCTCTACCTTAGACACTTCGGAACGACCCACTGTATGTGGTCTGTCGTTAATTGATTAGTGGTTAGAACAGGATTCGAACCTGTGACAATACAACCTTTACAGGGTGACATAACCTCTTTGCCATTACGTATTACCTAACCATTTGCGGAAGCGAAGGGAATCGAACCCCCAATACGTTGCAGTACTACTTGTTTTCAAGACAAGCTCCTCGTCCATTCGGACCACTTCCAATTTGGGTGACTAACGGGAGTCGAACCCGTGACCTCTTGAACCACAATCAAGTGCTCTAAACCAACTGAGCTATAGCCAACATGTTTGCTGATTAAAAAGGATTCGAACCTTAATCCTACTCCCTATTGTCTTCGGTTAAGAATATCGTCGGGTGGAGTGCTCCATTACACTATAATCAATCGGATGCTTCGAATCATCCATTCTCAAGGTAATTAATCTTGAGTTTTGCAGTCAGGACAGGATTCGAACCTGTATGTGATTTGACATGCTTTTTTATAATGCTTCCTAAATCACTTATCCGCCTTCAGTTTTTGCGTCTACCATTCCGCCACCTAACTAAATTCTAATTCTATACAGTCACAACATGGGACCCTATGAATTAGTAACAGTCTCACCTCGTAGTCAGTAGAGGATTCGAACCTCCCATCTATGTGGCTACCGTATTTGTGGTGACTCGAACACCGCCTCTAA